ATGGAACCGAGAGGCAGCGATCTCGGCGATTTCAGCGAGCCGTACCGCGGCTACGAGATCGAGGTGAAGACCGAACAGGTCTGGGACGGCGAGCACGTGCACTACCGCGTGCTGCAGGGCGATGCCGTCAGGATCGACTGGCGGCTCGTGAAGGTCGACGGGCTGCTGCTGACCGAGCGGCGCGTGATCGAGCGCGTGCTCGACGAGGCGCGGCGGGCGGTCGACGCCGAACTGGGCGACGCCGGCCGCGCTTAGGCGAGCCGCCGGGCGGGCAGGGGCCGGGATGCGGTAAAATAGCCGGTTGTTTCCGTGCCGCCTGTTGCCCGAATTCCATGTCCGCTTCGTCCTCGCTTCCTCCCCGCCGCGTATCCGTGGCGCCCATGCTCGACTGGACCGACCGTCATTGCCGGTCGTTCCATCGCACGCTGACGCGCGATACCTGGCTGTATACGGAGATGATCACGACGGGCGCGCTGCTGTTCGGCGATGCGCAGCGGCATCTCGCGTTCTCGCCGAACGAATCGCCGGTCGCGCTGCAGCTCGGCGGCAGCGAGCGCGACGATCTCGCGCGGGCCGCGAAGCTCGGCGAGCAGTGGGGCTACGACGAAATCAACCTGAATTGCGGATGCCCGTCCGAGCGCGTGCAGCGCGGTGCGTTCGGCGCGTGCCTGATGAACGAGCCGCAGCTCGTCGCCGACTGTGTGAAGGCGATGAACGATGCGGTGTCGGTGCCGGTCACGGTCAAGCACCGGATCGGCGTCGACGCGGTCGAGGACTACGCGTTCGTGCGGGACTTCGTCGGCACGGTTGCCGAAGCGGGCTGCGCGACTTTCGTCGTGCATGCGCGCAACGCGATTCTGAAGGGTTTGTCGCCGAAGGAGAATCGCGAGATTCCGCCGCTGAAGTACGACTATGCGTATCGGCTGAAGCGCGACTTTCCCGAACTGGAGATCGTGATCAACGGCGGCATCACGACACTCGACGAGGTTGCGCAGCATCTCGAGCATGTCGACGGCGTGATGCTCGGCCGCGAGGCGTATCACAACCCGTACGTGCTCGCCGGAGTCGATGCGCGCTTCTACGGCTCGACCGACGCGGCGCCGACGCGCGAGGAAGCCGAAGCGAAGCTGATCGAATACTGTGCGGCCGAACTGAAGCGCGGCACGTACCTCGGTGCGATCGTGCGGCATGCGCTCGGGTTGTATCGCGGCATGCCCGGCGCGCGCGGCTGGCGTCGCGTGCTGTCGGACAACAAGAAGCTCGCGCGCGGCGATCTGGCCGTGTTCGACGAGGCGCGCGCGCATCTGAACGACGCCGAAGAAATTTTTGAAAAAAAAGCTTTGCAAGATTCAAAAGACTTCGTATAATCTTGCTTCTCTGCTGTTGAACAGCAAACGAAACAGCGGAGAAACAAGGCAGTATCAGTGGTGGCTGTAGCTCAGTTGGTAGAGTCCAGGATTGTGATTCCTGTTGTCGTGGGTTCGAGTCCCATCAGCCACCCCAAAAAATTCAAGCACTTGCAGCAGAATCAAGCTGACGTGTTACAAGTTTTGGAAGATGAAATTCCAAAACTTGGAAGATGTGAGACGATGCCTACCCAGTGCGGTAGGCATTTTCGTTTCTGGCGGAAGCTCTCTTCCGTATCGGCCTCCTAGACCAGAGTCCGTCGCAGTGAGAAAAACATGAAAAAAGAAAACAACGAGCGGTCCGTCTTTTATCAAATCATGACGGAGCGCGCGGCGAGGCGGTCCAGGCAGCGAGCGTTCAAGCGACAGCGCCAATCAATGGTGCAACGGAAGAGGCTGCTCGTCGGGTCTCCGCGCTACTCACGGATCATCGAAATGCTCGCGGAGAAGGCGACAAGATCGCTCTCGAGTTCGAACGGTGAGATTCGGGTCCGGGTGCCGCAGCGGTTCTCGATAATCGACGATCCCGAGACCGTTCTAGATCTGCTAACGGCATTTGCGCACGGGGTGCATGGTCAAAATATCCAGAAAGTCATCTTTGACCATCGAGATCTCAAAGATCGTGACCTTGCAGCGAACTCGTTGCTTGACGTTGTTGCAACCGAACGAAATGCCGAGTTGAAGTGGCGGCAAGCGAAGAGAAAGTTGCGCATAGCTGGCATTTATCCGCGCGAACCAAGCGTCAAGCGATTCATCAAGGCCATGGGCATCATCAAGCACATGGAGATTGCGCACGAGGCGCTGTCACATGACGAGGCCTCGACGATGCGTGTGTTTGAGGCGCGGAATAAAAGCTACTTCAGTTCTTCGGATGGATCGAAGGCCGACTACAAGGACAAGCAGCAAGCAAAGTTCGTCGATCACATTCAAGGTTGTCTGCGAGACCACGGTTGGGAGTTGAGCGGCCTCGGGATGCAGAGCCTTGGGGCGTACCTTGGGGAGATTTTGGCGAACGCCGAGGACCACGCGGAATATTTGGACTGGACGGTACAGGGGTACCTTGACAACACGCTGGCCGTCCCAATGTGTGAGATTGCGATCTTCAATTTTGGTCGGAGCATCGCTGAGTCGATGCAGAGCGTGCCCAAAGACGGGTACACTTGGAACCAGATTCGGCCGTATCTCGACATGCATGCCAAGCGTAAGCTGTTCGGTACGGCGTGGCGCGAAGAGGATCTGTTGACCGTCATCGCCCTGCAAAGCCATGTGAGCAGGCTCAACGTCAACGAAGAGACTACGCGCGGGCAGGGCACGGTTGAGCTTATTGAGTTTTTTCAGCGTATCAATGACTTATGTAATGGGTCAACCGGACATGCACGTATGGCGATCGTGTCCGGCGGCACGTATATACTGTTTGATGGAACGCATCGTATGGTCGCGCCGGAGGTAGGTGCCGGCAAGATCATTGCATTCAACGGAACGAACGACTTGTATGAGAAGCCTGACCCTAATTTCGTGAAGAGCCTCGGGCCGTACAGATTCCCTGGCACCATCATCAGTATCAAGTTTCCACTTTCCTTAGCCGATAGCAGTTTGGTCGAGGAGGTTACAAATGGCTCCGCAAATGACAATTGACTTCCGCGATATTGAAGGTCCGATCTACTCAGGTCGTCCACGTGGAGAATCGTTACGACGTAAGTATGCGCTCGACGCCGTCGACGCGACGAGCGAACGGGTCACCGTTAGGGTTCCAGATAGTACGTACTCCGTGACGAGTTCGTTCTTTTTGGGGCTATTTGGGCCTAGCGTGCTGGCTGCCGGGAGCAGGGAAGAGTTCTTCAAAAAGTTCCAATTTTCAGCGACGCCAGTCTTGTTGGATGCATTCGCTGACTATGCGAACCGAGCTCTTCAGACCAAGACTTTGTTTTCCAGACACTGAGGCGCGGAAGATTGCCTAAAACAAGTGCAAAGATTCAGGCAGAGAATTTAGAATCCAAGCAAGGCGCTCCCGTAGCCGCAAGGATGCCCGAGACCGTGCGAACTGAAGTCACTGGTATTCCTACAGTGGAGGTTCGCCCGTCCGGAGGGGCCTTTTTGGTCAAGGCGGTCAGCCCTAGTGTGTGGTCGCAGCCCAGCACATGGATTGCGCTGGTTGCCTTGGTTGTCTCCACACTTAGCCTGATCGCTACGATCGTGGACAAGGTGTACGGTCTTCGGAAGGACAAGCGGAGTCGCGAGCAATCTATTCAAGATGAGTTTTGGTTGCGAAAGGTGCTGTTCCCGTCAGCGGTTGAGCCTGCAATGAACTTTATGGCCGAGACGATCGCGACATTGCCGGCCGCTGCAGCAGACGGTACCGTCCGCCTTGCATACTTTTCAGAGTTCCAAGGTAGGCTTCGGGACCATGCTCGAAAGTTGATGCTCGTAGCCACATTGTGGCCGAACGTTTACGAGCGGCTCAATGGTGCTTTCGAGGCGTTCGAAGATGTCGTCGCAGACTATTGCTCGGAGGCGGTTGATCCGGCCAACATCGACATGGCATCGCACACAACGGCAACAAACGATGTGTCAAAACACCTAAGCACCTTTTACAGCGCGATCCTGCATCATCAAAATTCGATCGGCAAAAGAGAATCTTTGTTTCAACGAGTTGCCCGTACTCTTCGTTGCCGTCGGCGGTCGTAAGTTTTCCGTACCATACGCTCATCAGCATGACCGGTTGCGTCAATGATGCGATCGTCGCCTTCTTCCTGTCGGTCGGTCACAGCCGCCGGCCGCATGTCCCGCAGCGCGAAGCGTTCGAACTGAATTCCGCGCGCCTGCGCTTCTTTCTCGCAATAACCCATCAACCGCGACCAGTTCGTATTCCATCCGCTGCGTGTGTACACTTGGCCGGCGGTATTGCCGAACACATGCACGCTCGACGTGCGCTGTAGTGCAAGCGCTTCGTCGATCACAGCCTTCAGCTCGGGCGACCACAGCACGAGCTTCACGCGCTGTTGCTCGCCGGCCTTTCGCTTTCCGATCGGAACTTCGACGCCTTCGGGCCGAATACTCTGGCGGCTCAACTCGCGCATCTCGGTCGGTCGGCTCACGGTCAGGTATGCCGCCTGCACACAGAGCGCCAGGATCAGGTAAGCCGAGCTGGGGTGTTGGTCGCCGACGCTTCGCCGTGATCGCGCGACCTCGACGGCGAGTTCGATCTCGTCCTGCCGCACATAGCGCTGGCGCGGCCGCGTCGGGTTGTACTCGATGCCGCGACACGGGTTTGTTTCGAGCTCGCCGCGTCGGCGGCCGTATTCGAGGACCGCGGACAAGAGGGCAATTTCCTTGTTCGCCTTCGCTGGCGCGCCGAGCTGCGCCCGCTTGTCGAGGTAGCCGTACACGTGCTTCGGCTTGATGGCCGCCGGCGACATCTTGCCGAAGACCTTGATCAGCCGTTTCGACTCGACGCGGTTCTCGTCGAGGGTGGACTGTGCTTTGCGCCGCTCGTCGGTGTGCGGGAGGCCGTCCTGCCATTCGAAGTACCGCGCGACGAGCGCCTCAACTGTTCCAGGTTCTATCGCGTTCCCGTTCAGCGCCTCGGCGCGCTCGATCGCCTGCTTCCGGATCTCGGCAAGGGCTTCCTTGTTATGCGCGGGCGCCGACAGTCGGAACGCCCAGCGGCCATTCGGCAGCTTGTACCCGAAGCTGACTTTGTGCTTCCCGTAATGAGCGTATAGCCGGAACGGCAATCCGTCCGGCCGCTTGCGGCGTCCAATCATATATTCAGTGAATCGAAGTTTGGTTCTTGTTCATTTGCCGTCCGGGCGAAGCGTACGGGCGGGGCGGTTCCGTTCATGCGGGCGTCGAAATACGAGTGCGCAACCAGAGGAACGCCGGCGATGTTGACCACATGGGGCCAATGATTGCGTTCAAGCCAGCGCCTCATGCAGGCGAGGCTCCGCGGCTTGCAACCGACCAGTTCGGCTAGTAGTTCGCGCGGTACATACGTGGGCTGTAACTGAGAATCGGACATGCTACGATCCCTCTGTCTCAAAGAGCGTTGATGCAATGCAGAAGAAATTTGTGATGCGCGGGTACGAGATGAACTGCGAGCCGCGCCTGACTGAGGGCGGCAGGTATGCCGCCCAGGTCGAGGTAACGAAGTTGGGCTTCAGCCGGGAGGCTGCTTTCCGGAAACTTGGCGAATTCGACACAGAGGCCGAGGCCGTCGCCTACGCGAAGAAATTTTCGGAAGAGTGGTTGAGCCGATACGCCTGAACACGAGGCCACGATGACAAAGGTCGAATTCCGTAGACTTGTATTCGAAATCGCGCGTGCGAAACGCCTGCGTGTCGACGAGATGAAGGATGGCAAGCAACGAATCTGGTTCAACGAGAACAGCCGGAAATTCCTCCATGCCGACCACATTGATGCCTTGTTCGACCTCCTGCGCTGCCCGGATTTGTCTCAGCGCGAAATCAACGCGGAGATCGGGCGAGTCGCCCCGGGGCGATCATGTACCCATAAAGGTATGCGCGAAATCTACGAGGACATTCACCGCTCGAAGTGACTTGACTCTTTTGCGCGAGAGGCATCGGTGGGGCGGCCTTTAGCGCGCTGCTCCGATCGGCTGTTTTCATGCAGTGCCAGCTGATGAGCCTGCGTCCGGGAATTCATCGTGCGTCCGGCCGTCGAGAAGGCGGCCTGCGGCGCGCTTGCCAATCTTGAATGCGTGCATTGGCGACGTGCCAGCGAGAAAGGCATTCGGCGAGTCGATCGGCACGTGGTTACCGTCGATGCGAAGGCACAGCTGATCGACCTTGCATGTGCTGCCGTACAAATCGTCGATGACGCTCTGATCGTCGCCGTCACGCGCGACACGGTTGGACCGATACAGCGACCGCGTTTCGGCCATCTGAGAAATGGGCTTCCACTCGCCCCATTGCTTGAACAGAAACGGCACGCCGTATGCCGCGCACTGGTCGCGCAGCGAGCGAGCCCATTCGGGATGCATCGGCCGCGCACCATGGCCACTTTCGCCGCCCACGATCACCCACTCGATTTCGGGCGAACGGTAGCCGGTCCCATCCTCCGCATATTCAGTGGTCGGGCCGTGAATCCATGGCGCGTCGGCAGGGCAGTCGGCGCAGGACTGCATTTCCTGCATGCAGCAAACGCCAGTTGGGTCGAACCAGCCTCGAAGGTCGATCGGCCCAAGCAGCGGCTCCATGGACAAAAATCGGCGGTGCGCCGGCGTCATGAGCAGCTTTTCGATGTCGCGGTCAGCCTCGGCCTGGTTCACGATCGTCGCGCCGAGCCAGACATTCGACCACGGCCACTGCGTATTGATCCCACGGCCCGCGAGCTTGAGCGCGCGGTTGATCATCGGCCCGGCGTTGCCGATGCGCTTCGTGAGGAGCAGCCAGTCGAGATGAGGTGTGTTCCAGATCAGATCGATCAAGTCCGCGCGCCACGTATCCGGAACGGCGTTGTCGAAAACGTCGGCGAGCGAGGCACAGAACACACGCTGACGCCGGCCATGCGCGGCGAAGAACTCGGCGTGCGCCGATTCCCAAGCGAGCGGTTTCCGCCAATTCGCCGGAGACGTACGGCGGCGCGGTGCGCCGGGGCCCCAGTTCACGGGAGTGCCGCCGGCGAAGCGCGCGTTGCGCGTCTCTGCGTAGCAGTGGTCACATCCCGGGCCTACCTTCTGGCAGCCTTCCCAAGGATTGAACGTATGGTCGCACCACTCGATTTTCGTGTTCTCGCTCATCGCGTCCTCGCTGCCATGCAAAGCTCCGCGCGGGTCTGCATTGCGCGGTCGTACCCCGTGAGCGTCGTTTTCCAGTCGCGCGCGTACTGCCGGCCGGCGATCGTCGCGCCGACGGCCTGCGCTTCGAGGTCCGAATCGCTCGGCAGTGTATAGCCAGGACAGACACGGGACCCGTGCTTGCGCAGGCTGTGCTTCAGTCGGCCGATTGCGACGAGCGCTTCGAGCGTGGGTTTCAGCTGCGCTCCGCGCAGCTTGAATTTCGCCGCGACGGCCGTGGGCTCGTAGACCCTGCCGGGCTGGAAGGTCGCGAGTATCTCGGCGTGGGCAGGTCGGTGGGCGCTCATCGTTTTCCTCCAGTAGGCGCAACACAATCGCGCTGGTCTGATTCGGTGGTCGGCGCGGCCGCTCGCGCCTTATGGCGATCAGCAATGAATTGCTCAAGCCAACGCAGCGCGTCTGACGGCGCGCCGAGGGCCCCCGTCACGCGCCGACGCTTGTTCATCGCGCAGCATTCGCGATATGTGATCGGGATCGCGCCTGCAGCAATCGCGGCGGCGCGCTTGCTGATAGCGATGTCGAAGTGCTCATTGCGTGTTCCGGCGTACTGGATCCACTTTGGATTGACGCCAATCTCGCGCACTGTCGCGAGCAGTTCCTCGGTAGTGTCAGCGATGAGGTGCGACATCTTCATCCGACCGATCTTGCCGACGGGATACCGGTACATGTCGTCGACGTAGACGGTCATTCGGGCACCTGTTTGGTTTCGACCTCCGCCGACGGGAATAGCTCGAGCGCCTCGTCGCAATGCGTGAGAATCGATTGCGCTTTCTCGCGCAGCGCGGCGATTCCGCCATACGACCGCAACACACCCGAGGCAAGAACTGCCTTTACCGCCCGACCGATCTCTTCGCTGTTGCCCCATCGGCCGATCTTGACGCCACTTACACGTTCGATCTCTGCCAGCTGTTCGCGCAAGTCCTTCAGCTCGCTCGTCCGCGCCTCGATCTCGCGCTGCACGCGCTTCTCGTCCTCGTCCCGGAGACGCTGCAGCTCCGTAGCGACGGCTGCACGCACCACGTCTTCGTCGGCAGCGCTCGCGCGGCGCATCATCGCGGCGACGAACTGCCGCGTAACCGGTTCAGATTCAAGCTTCGGCGCGGCGACCAGCTCGCGCAGAATGCCGCCCGGCTTCACCTCGTAGTGGCCCCACGTCGGCGGAAGCTCCCCGTCCTTCAGCACGCCGGCCGGCGCAACGATCCACCAATGGTCGCAGTAGCGCTGTACCGGCGCCGACTTCGACGGGGCCTTTAGTTCGCGCAGCCAGTCGGATCGGCTGACCTTCACCTCCACACCGTGGATCGCGAGACCGCGCGACGGCCACAGATTCATCGCTACGGCGTCGGCCCAGCGGCTATGGCGTGCGCCGGTCGCGTCGGCCACCTCGAAGAAGAGCGCCCATTCGGGCGAGCAGAAGCGCGCACGCAGCGCCGCTTTCACTTCCGGAGTTTGCATTTGTGCCTCCGATCACGCCGCTGCGTGCGCGAGTTGCTGTTCGTGAGAGAAGTTCGCGCGGATCAACGCGGCCGCGACGTCCGGGCAGACGCTGTTGCCGATCATGCGCACCTGCGCCGACTTCGAGAGCGGCTTGCCGTTGACGACCGGGCCGAGCACATAGCTGTCGGGGAAGCCCTGCGCCCGGGCCAGCTCGCGCGGTGTTAGCATGCGCATGCCGATATCGACGATCGCATAGTCCTCGCCGCGTATCGTGACCAGGCCGATGCGGTCGCGCGTCGGAATCGTGTGCATGGGCTCGCGCGCGTCCTGCCACTGGCCGCCCTCGCCGTAGTACTTGATCAGGAACGCACGCACCTCGGCGTGATGCGTGCCGCCCGAGCTGATCGTGTGCAGCGGCTCGTCGGTCCGCTGGCCGTCGCGGCTCGTCCCGTGCAGTTTCACGAGATTCGACGTCACCAGGTGATGATGATCCTGCGTCGTGATCGTGCTGGTCGGCATGCTGAGCGATGCACCGGGTGATTCGTGACCGCCGTAGTGCTTTGCGAGGAACGCAGTCACCGCGGCGTGCTTGGCCGCGCCGGCTACGATGGTGCCGAGCGGCTTGTCGACGCCTGGCACGCGCGGCGCTTGGCCGGGCCGTTCGCCGTATCCAGTCTGTACCAGCGTCGCGGCGACGACGCCCATTGCGTGTGCGGCGCCGGCTGGCCGCGCGCAGTCGCCACCGGCTGTCACGGTATGCATGGGTTCGTCGGCAGCGCTGCCAGTGCTGCCCGTTCGGAACTTCGTGACGTGCGCTGTAACGAGCGCCTGCTCGCCGCGCTTCGCCGTCGTGATGGTCGCGAGCGGGGCATCGGCGGCGCGCGTGCGATCATCGCCTTGGTGCGTGATGTGCATGATCGTCGGCGCGATGACCGCGAACCGATTCGCGGTCGTGGTCGTCCCGAGCGGCTCGTCCAGTGGCGCGCCGCGGAAACGCGTCTCGTCGCTGTAGTACGACACGATGAACGGATTGGCGCTGTTCACGACGAACTTCATGATGCCGCGCGCGATGCGGCGCAGCGTCGCGTCCTTCAGCGGCCGATCGCGCTCGAAGATCGACGGGCAGGGGATCGACCAGTCGATGCAGTCGGCCGCGGTGCGCCACGGCAGCAGCGCGCCGGCGCGCACGGCCGCGCTTTTCGGATCGCCGTGTGTCGGCGTCGGCCAGACGATCGGCAGCCCATCGCGCCGTGCGACGAGGAACAGGCGCTTGCGGATCGTCGGCGCGCCGAAGTCGCAAGCGCGCAGCTCGCGGTGCTCGACGCGGTATCCGTGGCGCGCGAGCGCGTTCACGAACGAGCGGAACGTGCGGCCGCGATTCTTCGGGCACGGCCGGCCGTCGGCGCCGAGCGGCCCCCAGGTCACGAATTCCTCGACGTTCTCCAGCATGATCACGCGCGGCTTCACCGCCGCGGCCCAGCGCAGCGCGATCCATGCAAGCCCGCGGATCTTCTTCGAGACGGGCTTGCCGCCCTTCGCCTTGCTGAAGTGCTTGCAGTCCGGCGAGAGCCAGACAAGGCCGACCGGCTGGTTTCCCGTGATCGCCACGGGATCGACATCGAACACGCTTTCGCAGTAGTGCGTGGTGTGGGGATGGTTCGCCGCGTGCATCGCGAGCGCTTCGGGATCGTGGTTGATCGCGATGTCGACCGGCCGGCCGAAGGCACGTTCGAGGCCCGTGCTTGCACCGCCGCCACCAGCGAAGTTGTCGACGATTAATTCGCTGCCGAGGCCGAGCGGCAGGGTCATCAGGTCGCGCTTCATTCGCATCCTCTACAGATAGAGCCTCAATGGCGGATGCTCGGCTCGCACGTCACGACGTCGCGATTGCCGAGCACCTGCCGTTAAGGCCGGAATTAGAAAAAGGAGGGCGCCAAACAGGCCGCCCGCAAGAAGAAACCGCGCATCCGAGGCAACGGTAAGTGCGCGGCCTGGGGGGACGGTAGTCGTGCTACGATGCCCTCGAAAACAAGCGGGGGGACGATGGGGAACTGGAAAACTGTATTGGCCGTGCTTGCCGGAATCGCCGCTGTTATCGTCGTTTCAGCTTTTGGCGCGACGTCTGCTGGAACGCAGCCATATAAGGCTGACTACATGGCGTCGTGGGTGCAGGCGATTGGCTCAATCGTCGCAATAGTTGCATCCGTTGCCATGGTGCGGTGGCAGATGAGCGCAGAACGTGAGCGACAGGTCCACGACGAGCGGAAACGCGTTGAGTTGCGTGTCGAAGTCGTACTGCGGATTCTTGCCGAAGCTCATGGATGGATTGACCTTGTGGCCGCCAACACGAAAACGGACGATGACGTGAGAACCAAGATCCCGCACGTCTTCGACGAAGACAGGATCGCTGCGATTCAAGCGGCGTTGGACGGAATCCCTCTGTGGGATTTGCCATCGTCCGACTTCGTGACGCCAATTATTCAGTTCAAACACGCTGCCTCGCGCGTGTTTCAGTCACTTCATGTGATCAAGGCGGAGCTTTTGCAAAATCCGAGAGACAGCACGACCGACTATAGCCAGCATGAAGCCATTCACGGCATCCGGCTCCTGCTGCCGACACTGAATCGAGCATTCGAGCGCGCTAAACGATACTCGCGACAGTTTGGGGTCGACCCGATGCTTGTCACTGGCTGAGGATTGAGAGTTGCTTTCCCCAACAAGAGAATGATGATTATCATCGAGCTGATTCAGGCGTTCACGAGAACCACGTGGACACCTGCACAGCTGGGTGCAGCCAATGACCGATCAGCCAGCGTGCTACGATTCGCGCTAAAGCTATGGGGGCGAAATGAAAGGCTGGAAGTTCGTTGGCGGAGTGCTTATTGCGCTAGTAATCACCATCCAAGTCGCGTTGCTTGGTGCGACAACGGCATGGACGAAAGACTACGATCCAGCTGTTATGGCGTACTGGGTGCAAGCTATTGGGTCAATCGCTGCGATTCTTGGTGCTCTGTGGATTGCTAGTGACCAACATCGGCGTGATGTTGCAGCCCGTGCGAAGACGGACAGCGAATTCGAATATGTACTGAATGCCGAACTTGCGTGGCTAAGCACGGACGTACTTAGCTTCCTCAATCAATTTTTCTACATTGAGGCAAATGGACGATATGCATACGTGATCTCAGACGACGAAGTCGCTGATCTGCTTGAGCGCCTGTCGTGGTGTCGCCAACGAGCTAAGCACAAGGGGCAATTAGCGATGGTCGGGACGATGCGCAGGTCCCTGCTGGGGACTGCCCGAATAATTCGGCTTCACATCGCGAAGCCAGCGATGCTTATCACCATCGATGAAGTTAAGAAGCTTGAGGAGTTCAGGGCCGACGCCAAAAATGTCATGAACACTACGACTGGCGTTGAGAAGCATCCGCAATTTATGCCTTAACTCCGCTGTAGCCTGCCAGGAAAGCGCCAGAAGCAAAAAGGCCGGGCGCCACGAGAGGCACCTGCGAATACTACCGCTAGACGTCGTACATGCCTATGTGCAGTAGGTACTGGCGCATCTTGCCGATTCGTCCCATTGCTGGGTAGTGGCGAGAACCAGCACCGCGACGATGAGCACACCAAGGCTCTTAAGCCACAGGATCAGAAGGGCTTTCACGACCACACTCCCATCAGCGCCTCGATCGGGGGAGCGACGGCGCCGGCAAGCAGGTAGAAGCCGGCGATCACGCAGAGCGGAATCCAATCTCGATTCATGGTGACCTCACGTTGTTGATTTGGCGTGGCACGGCTGGCATCAGACGACGGCGGTCAGCGTCGTGCTGCCGTCGCCATGTTCGGTGCGAAGCATCAACGGTGCTCCGCCGAAAAGCTCAGGGCGAAGTTCACGCAACGCGTTGCTGAAGTTCTTCGGTGCTTCGAAAGCCGTTGCCGAGCAGAGCGGTCGTGACCGCGAGCTCGGGATCGTCGTCGCCGGGTGTGAAGAACGACGCGACGATGGGAATCCCGTGTTCTTTGCAGATGGCGATGATCTGCGTCATGAGCGGCGAAATCTGCTCGTCGTAAATCTATTCCTTGGTAGCGGTGGTCATCGTGGTTCCCCTTCGTGATTGCGTAGGTCAGTGCTTCGCCTGCTTGTGCGTTGACCAAGTTCGAACGCAGCGCCGACCAGCAAGGCAGCAGCGAAAACACCGAGACCGACACCGATAAGTAGTGTCGTCGTAGATTAGTTATCCAAAATATATTGAGGCCGGAGAGAACAATAGCGGCCTGACTACGCTCAAGGAATGGCACTGAAGGTCAATGCGATTCGATCAGGGTAGTCGCACAGCACTCAGGGAGGGCGCCTCGGATCCACCACGAGGAGACCGTATGCGTTTACGGGCTATTTAGAGCCGCCGCGCCGGCTTGAGGCGCCCTCACTGAATGTTGTTGCATTACTCGCGCGCCCGACTACTCCCGGCCGTGCCGGCTCCGGGTCGCGCGAGGTTTGTGCCGATTACGACGCCATCGGGCACGTATTGCTGGCTGTCTTGCATCAGGCTCGCTCGGCGCCCTGCGGCTTTCCGCTGGGTCCGTCCTGACTCACGACGCAGATCGCGCCGGCCTGTCGCCTGCTTACGCAAGCTCGGCTTACCTTCGATTGTCTGGACGATGCCGGTACAACTTCACCGGGCCGTCTAAGGAGCGATCCGCCGAGGCGGTGGCGCAGCGTTCTGTACCGCGTTGATACGAACTATACGCGAATGAATGGAAATGGCAAGGGAAATCTAATCTCGAATGAATGGATTGTTGTGGGGTGAGGGCGGCAGCGGCATGCTTACGGCGCGCCTACATGCAAGCTAGAGGTGTCGTTCGGGGCGGGCTACGCGTCAGTCGGAAACCTCAATGATCGACATCTTCGCTGGCGGCGTTCCGGGGCGAGATGTCCGGTGCAATGGGAACAAGTGCGCAGAGGACACTTCGATAACAACTAATAGCGGGGCAAGGTATGACGAAGTTGGTAATTTTCTTTTGTGTTTTGTTGGTGGCTGCTATAGTCGTTGCATGTATCAAATTTCAGCGAAAGATATAAGGCGATCCCAGTTAAAGCAAGCGCCTGGCTAGTACCGATTTGCCTCCAACCCTCTCCAGAAATCAAAGTACCCCTTATTTTTGAATAGTAGAGTGAGCGCGTGGAATATCGCGCTCTCTACGTCTTTAACGTATTCGGATGCCCGGGTTGAATCAACATCTGTAATTGCTGGCTTGTGTACCAGGGCGTTGCGAATCTCGGCTCCCCGTCTAAGATCTCCCGCATGCGGGGATCGCTCTCCGAGAAAAGATTCAAGAATATCGCCGTAAAGTTTGTGGAGCGGAGGTGATTGAAGGTTGGTAAACAGCACTTCAGTTTCGGGGCGTGCCTTTTGCAGAACTTCTTTGATGCAAAGTTCCGCGGCAATGGTTGCGTCGACCCATCTATATTTTGGATCTGTTTCGGATTTTGCTCGGTGAAGATATCTCATCCCCACCAAAGGCGTAACCCCGTCAGAGACCAATTGTTGTAAGCGCGCTACTTGCTCGCCTGCTAAGTGTGGCACCTGACGCACTGTAGCCCAGCCATATATTACAGATGGAAACTTGTGCCAATCTGAACTGGATGATTGTTTCCACTTTAGCGTAGTTCCGCCAAGTGCTTCCTCGGGAATTTCTTGGTCACGTGCGAGGAGATATTTCCAAGCGTGCACTACTGTTTGTGCCGAAAGCTTTACATCGGCCTCTAGGCTAGAGAGGGCAATCGGATAACTGCGCTGATTGACCAGAGTCGCCGTTTCATTTAGTGCGGAAACGACATCAGCTTCGACGTTAAGGGCGGTTATATCTACCGCGCAGTGCCTTGATGCCAGATCGAGCGAAACCGACGCTTGAACGTCTCGGACTGGGATGGAAATATTTGCACTCCCAGAATAATGCACATCTTTGGGGCCTAAGACGGTGAAGTCGGCGTGTATGTCTATCAACATGTTCAGTATTAAAATCTCTGGATGATGCTGTCCATCAACACGTCCGGCTTACGAATCATAATCGGCCCATTTTTGGGTTTGCTTGCGCCGCGCGCCATCCGAGTTGTCCGCGTGGTCATGTTGCGATCGCGGCGGTCGCGCTAATGCTAGACGATTTCGCGATCGAGGCGGCTTTGCTGCAAGCGCGGCCAGATGCGGGACCTAAACAAGGATCGATTATAGCGATGAGCGTTTCGTCATGCTTTCGGATCTAGGGCTTGCTGACACCAGTTGAAAGCTTTGCGTATCTGGCGCTAAACTACTGTACATGCATACAGTGTTCTAAGCAGGTAAGCGGGGGCTAGGGTGGATCGAGAGACGAGTGTGGGTGGGTTGCGGTGCAGGCCTGGGGATCTGGCGAGGGTGATGGAGGCGTGGAACCCGGCCCTGATCGGAAGGATCGTAGTGATCAAAGCGGCCCATTCGGAAACGGAGTGGGTCGTCATGCTGCTGGGGGAGCCGGGCATTACCCTGACGAAAAATAGAAAGAGGATTGCAGCCAGCAACTGCGTGCTGGCATACGACTCGGCACTAGAGCCGATCCGTGCCGTTGAGGTTGGGACCGGCGATGAAGTCACGGCTGCAGATGTGGAAGGTCGCCGTCGTCGGCAGAGCTTGCCTGCGCTGGTATCGATCTAAGCAATGTTGCGACGGCCGCAAACACTTCTTCGGAGACGCCGGCCTCGTTGGCTCGCTTGATCTCGGAAATCAATTTCTGCACGTGAAGCGGAAGCGGGCGGGGCGCCTCGGCGGCCCGGTCGTGTGGCTGTGAGGAATATAGCTCCGCCACGAACTTCGGACCGCGCTCGGTAAGAAGCCATTCGCACGTCACGCCGAACGGGATAGCCAACGCTGCCAATGTTTCCATCTCGGGCACTGAGCCGCCGCGCAAAATGCGGCTGATCGTCGGCTGCGGAACTCCAGTGTCGCGTGAAAGCTTGCTCTGCCCACGCTCTCCATAGTTGGGGTGGGCATGAAGCAGCTCTTTCAATCGGTCGCCGACTTTTTTCATGGCGAGACTATGCGTCAATGAATAGGCCATATCAACAAATCACTCGATCGCGCATTGACAATTACTCATTCGCGTATAGAATGCCCGCATGGACATGCCAACTACTGCCACCGCGCTTCTCGGCGACATCAAGGCCCAACGGGGCCTGAGCGAAGTCGCGATCGCGCGTCGTCTCCAGATTTCCCAGCCGACGGTCAATCGAATCCTGCGAGGGAAATCGGATTGCAAGAGCAGCACGTTTGTGGCGATACAAGCATGGTGGAAAGAACTAGCTCAACAAAAGGAGACCGCATGAAGCGCCTGTACGCACGTTTGGTCCTCTGGCTGATCCGGCCGGCGCTTGAGGATGTCGAGCGCCGGGTGACCGCGAGAATCGAAATCGAAGCCGCATCTCGGATCGACGGCGATATGAGCCTATGGGCACATGTTACGCGCCGGTAACTCGTTTCCATTCGGCAATGGCGAGTGCCTCAACCTCCGCGATGGTCAGATTCCGGACCTCAGAGTTAGGAAGCTGCACCGGAAGTTGTGTAAGCGGGTCGGCCCCCTCGACGGTAAGTATTGCGCTGGGCTGTGCGCCATCAAGAAAGACAGATTTGAGCTTTAGTTTCATGAGGGTTCCCCGTATCGGAATGGTTGTGTGAGAGCTGCTAATTCTACAGATAGGGCTGGAACCCTCGCCGTAGTCCGATCTGCATCGAGATCCGAGGCTTGAAGTTTAGAAAATTCGACCTTCAAGGTCATTCAATCAGTTTTGAACGGAGTTGAGTTGCTATGAGCACGATTGAGGTCATCCGGAAGCCGAGCATCGAGCGGGCATTTCGCGAGGCGCTGAGCGATCCGCGCAGCCGCGGGCCGGTGGCGGATGCGTTGGGCTGGGACGATTCGCAGGTGAGCCGATTCCTGTCGGGGAACCTCGGCGTTCCGATCAACAAAATCGACGTGGGCCTGAACGCGCTCGAATTGCGCGTCGTCTCACGCGAGTACCTGGACGGGCTGTCGACGATGAGCAAGGTCGGCGTGAATTGCCACTGCGCGCGGGAGGGTTTCGGGGAGTGCGGCGGCCGCTGGTGATTTAAGCGACGGACCTCGGCAAAAGCGTTTTCGACGGAGAGCGCTTCTGCCTAGGTTTAGAAGTCCTAATAACGTGAAATTTATGGAAGCCAAGCAGACAAACCAATCGACCGAAACGCAGCAGCGGAAAACGGCCCTGTCCAGCGAAGTTCAGCGCATTGTGCGCGACCCCAACCAACACCCGACGTATCCGCGCAGGTGTTTGTCGTGCGGTGCGGTTGAATCCCTCGACGGCTCGGTGCCGTGCGGTCACTGAAATGGCTCGCTTCCATTGCCGCTGCCGGCACTGCGAAACGCGCCGGGTGCTGAAGAAGCGTCCCGACGAGTACGTACGGCAGCCGCAATGCAACGTCTGCGGCCGGCGCGATTTTCGAATCGACGCGTGGATGCAGAAGCGCAATACCCGTCTGATGGCGTGCACATGCGCTGGCTACTGGTTCTGGCATCGGCGCGGCTCGCTGTACTGCTGGCACCGTGCGGACGGTTCGACCCGATCACCTGGCGATTCCGATTTCGCGGATCGCAATCCGCCGCCCGACGTCCTGGCGGCCTAAATTCTCTCCAGGAGGTAAACGTGGCAAAAAGCTCCGTTGAAGCATATGGCGCGCAGAGCAAGGTAACTGCGCTCGCGATGGACCCGAACGATCTTGAATTGGTCACGGATCCGGCACATCCGCTGTACGACCGGCGCGTGCATCAGGAGCCGAACCCCAAAACGGTATTGAACTACCGTGCTATCGGCGTTCGCGAACCAGTGCTGTTTTACAAGGATCCGGAAACTGGCAAGAACCTCGTAGTCGATGGACGTGGGCGAGTAATCAACGCTCGCGAGCTGAACCGACAACTGATTGCCGCCGGCGAGCCGCCGATCACGATTCCGGCCATTCCGCAGAAGTTCATCAATGACGGTGGCCGGACGTTCACTGCTGTGATGGTCAGCACCAACGAAATCCGGAGAGAGGACTCGCCGATCAACCGCGCGGAGAAGATGGCGCGCATGATCGACGTCGGCCATACGGAAGACACCGTCGCCGTTTTCTTCGGCGTCGAGGTCCAGACCGTTCGTCAGCAGTTGAAGCTGCTCGACTGCACGGCTGCCGTGCGTGATGCACTCGAGGCGGACCAGATCACCGTGTCGAATGCGTTGAAGCTCGCGAAACTGACGCCGGAGAAGCAGCGCGAAAAGGTCCAGGCTGTCATGGCCGCGGCGGAGGGCAAGGAAGGTCATGAGAGGGCGCGCGCGCAGAAAGCAGCACTGACGGGCGACGCTGCTCCGCGTATGCGCACACGAAAGCAGATCACCGCGGAACTGGAGAGGGCCGCTGGCGCTCGCGCTGACGCGCTTCGGTGGGTTCTCAATCTCGATGGAGATATGCCTGCTGTCGATACTGCTGACTCCCGTCAATTGTCCATCCAGGCAACTGAATGACATCACGCGCGATCTCGAAATTGGCAGGTGTCGCTCAGGCGATTCGAGGCTGGCAGAATGATCTCTTCGTTTCTATGGAGATGAACGATGATATCGAGAGAGGCCATCATCAAAGCAATCGAATCGCACGAAGCAGCACGGTGCAGGTTCATATTGGAGTACCCCGGACCGAACGGCTGTGCCAGCGCTCGGTTGGCGCCCGAGGACATTGCAGATGCGATCTTGAGCATGATCAACCTGCCGGCTCGCGTATCCGGGCTGACAGCCGAAGAATACGCGGAGTGGGTGGAGCTCAATGGACGGGTACGCTGCGCGGGTCGTACCGCACGAAAGACTCCGTGCAAGAACACCGTAACGGGGCCGCAGTTGGCAAATCCGCTCGAATGGAAGAGGGCGAAGGATTCGCAACCGTACTGTTCAATCCACGGCGGTCAGTAGACGATGTTGCCGCCTCTCGTTCACTGGGGGGCGGTGTATGAGCGGCAAGCTGTCTGGCATGGTATTCGACCGCTACCCGGTGGGCGGTGGCGAGATGCTCCTTGCGTTAAAGCTCGCGGACAACGCCCACGATGATGGTACGCACATCTTCCCGAGTGTGGGAACGATGGCAGAAAAAACCCGGCAGTCGGTTCGCGCAGTCCAATACCAATTGCGCCGGATGCAGGAATCAGGATGGCTGATTCTCGTACGACCGGCTCGCGGCGGTCGCAACGGCACTGGCTATCCGGCCGAATATCGCATCAACCCGGACTGGATAAACGGTGCAGATCTTGCACCCATTAAGAACTCGGCATCCGTCAATGGAAAGGGTGCAGAAATTGCACCGATTGACGATGAAGAAAGGGTGCAAAACGACGCAGAAATGGGTGCAATCTGCGACGAAATGGGTGCAAGCACCAACATAAATCGGTGCAAAGCTTTTGCACCCGAACCATCAGTTAACCGCCAAGAACCCCCAAAGAACCGTCAATGCTCGCGGCGTGCGCCGCGAGTTGCGTTGCATGCCGAGCTGCGTTCGACCGAACTGCCCGACTGGCTGGCGTTCGAGGATTGGGACATGTGGTGCGAACACCGGGAGGCAAAGCACAAAGACGCGCCCTGGACGCGCCCGGCCGCAACCGTATCGATCCGGAAGCTGACGAAGCTGCGTTCGCTGGGGCAAGACCCGAAGGCGTGCATCGAAGAGGCGGTACTGCGTGGCTGGACGGGCCTGTTCCCGCTGAAAGGCGACGTGGCCGCGACATCGTCGGGCGCCGGCACTACGGTCGCGCCGGATTGGTGGAAGACGGCGCCGGGCATTCGCGAGCGCGGCAAGCAGCTCGGTATCGACGAAAAGCCGAATCAGGTGTTCGAGCAGTTCAAGGCGCGCGTGTTCAAGGCCGCAGGTCCGGGCGAATGGATGGAAGACATGCTGCGCACGGTCAGCCGCGAAAGCGAAGAGCGCTACGAGTCTCTGTACGCGTACTTCAACGACATTCCGCGCGACCAGGGCCTGCAACAGGCGGCGGCATGACGGCCAGCGAGTGCCGCGAGCGATTCATGGCTGCGGTGCGGGACGCTCGGGCCGGCAGGAACAGCAAGGCACACGCGCTCATCTCGTCGGTGCGCGAGCGATTTGGGGATGCGGCGGCCGAGACCGCACGCCGTGAGTTGAGGAATTACGTGGATAGCGAAAAACGAGCATGAACAATAGGAATCTCTTGATCAGCATCACATTCGACGCGCTGCTTGCGGCGTGCTTCTACCTTTTTGTTGTGCATCGCATTGAGGCAGCGAAGCACTTCGCCCATGTTGTGCTGTGGTTTTGTGTGGCCTGCCAGGTCATCGTCGTAGTGTCCGGAAGGGCGTCCGAGTGTGAGCGACCGGCACCCGTGAATGGCGCATATGACTGGGTCACGTTGCTCGTCGTTGTGTTGGTGCTCGTGTCTATGGGCGACGTTGTGTTGCCGTCGGCGCTTCTTATCTCGCACATGCTTTTCAGTGCTGCCCGCGGGAAGCGAGCATGACGAAACGAACCACATGGCCGATGCGCGTTGACGCGGGCACGACGAGGGTCGGCACGGCGCACGTGCGCGACGACTCGCGGCCGAAGATGACGGCGGCGCAGAAGGCGGTTTTCGATGCCACGGGTAACCGACCGCAGGTTGATGCCGGCTTCGACGATATCGGCGACGGGATCGATGCGCCGCCCGTGCTGACACCGACGTACCGCCAATCCGACGCCAAGACGCGCATGCAAGCGCTTGGGCGGCTGAAGACCGGCGAGATGAACAAGACCGAGCAGCGGTACGCGGACCACCTGGAAGCGCGCAAGCACGCTGGTGAAATCGTTTGGTATCGCTTCGAGGGCATCAAGTTCCGGCTCGCGGACAACACGTTTTACACACCGGACTTCGCCGTGATGCTCGCGAACGGCCAGCTCGAAGCTCACGAAGTCAAGGGGCACTGGCAGGACGACGCGCGAGTGAAGGTCAAGGTCGCTGCGGATCAATACCCGATGCGCTTCATTGCAGTGAAGGCAGGCCCGGCAAAAGGCGGTGGCGGTTGGCAAACGGAGGAATTTTGATGAGCGACGAAAAGATGAGCTTCACTCAGCGATGCATCTGCGAACGACTTGCAGAGAATCCTGGCGTTACGTTGCGTGACCTTTCTTCGCTCCTCCGATCGACCCCCGACAGCATGAAGCGCACCATCAATCGCTTGGCCTCGACCGGGTATATCCGGCTCGGGCGCCGCAGCAAGAAGGGGTACGCGCTGCATCTCACCGGCAAACCGTTCCCGGCGTCGAGTGACGTGATGCCTGCCGATAGGCGCCGGCATATCGCGTTCGAGGTCGGAATCGCCGTACTGATGCCGGCGATGCGAGCGATGGTTGATGTCGGCCGGGCGGTGGCATGAAGCGATCTGGCTTCAAGCCGCGCAACAAGCCGATGTCGCGTGGATCGTGGTCACGAAAAAGTTCACCGCTTCCCGAGCAGGCCCCGCGAAAGGTCGCGATGCGGAGACGTCCGAAGACGGCGACCGTCGCTCAAGGCTCGAAGTATCTCGCGGCATGCCGAGGCGAGCCATGCTACCTGCGCGTGCCGGGCCTGTGTCGGCAGAACCCGGGCGACGAAACCGTGGTGCCGTGTCATTCGAACCAATCTCGTCACGGGAAGGCTTGGGCGATGAAGGCGAAAAACGAGTTCACGGTTCCCGGCTGCGCCGCGTGTCACGCGTGGATCGACCAGAACCGTATCGGCACGCCGAAGCAGGTCAAGTTCGATGTGTGGGATCGGGCATTCGAAGAATGGGCGCCGGTGCGCGCCCGAAAGATGGGAGAGGGAAATTGCCAGTGACGCTTACCGTGCAGCTGCCCGCGCGCCGGCACAGCTTCAAACGCAAGCACGGCATGGGGCCGGCGATCAGTTCCGAGATGCACCGGCCGCTGGTAACAACGGTATATCGGATCGCACGGATTCCGACTGTCAAGCGCCAGTTGCTCGCGGTCGTCGAGGTCGATGCGTTCATCCCGGAGCGGCACCGGACGCACATCGCGCCGAACGATCCCCGATGGGTTCGGTCGGGCGTTTTGCGAACGAAGGCGTACTGGATCGACAACAAGAAGTCGCGGGCGCTCGGGCAGTTTCTCGCGAGCGATGCGCTGGAAATGGACTTGAGGGATGAGGTATGAGTGCAGCCGCATGCATCTTGTACGGGGATGTACCCGAGCCCCTGCTTATTTCGGCGATCCTCCATCGCGACTCGGTGACCGGCGCGGAACTTATCGCGTTCGACGAGTGCCCGTTCTCCGGGGAGATCACCGAGACGGAGCATGGGATGCAGATCGCCTTTCCGTGGCCGCGCAACCGGACGATGCGCCATGCAATCGGCGACTGGCTCACGCACTATGGCATCAACTTCACGGTCGTCATGTGACGTTGCAGACCACAAGAGAAATTCAATCGGACGTTGCAATGATCGGAAACAATCTGGATGAGCGGCTGGAAAATTGGGCCAAGGCGCAACGCTACTGGAGCCGGGGTGGTTCATGCCTTGGGTCTGCGGAGGGGCGCTATCGGCCCGAGGGTGGCGAAACACGATCGGTTGACGCGATGCTGGTTGATGAGAAAGACGCAGAGGAAGTCGAACGCGCATGGAGTCGTCTAATGCCGTTCGATCGTGACATTCTCCGCATGCACTACATCCTCAGCATGGATCCGCGCGTTATCTGCCGGAAGCTACGCATCCCGCATCGGCCGGCGAGCACGTTCAATATGGCGCTCGCTCACGGGAAGTCTGAGATCGGCAAGGTATTGGATAGAATGACCGAGGTGAGGCGAATTCAGTCCGAACGACGACAGGCTTGCCGCGTCGCAGCGGAGCAACTTCGGGGATAAAAAATGGACACTGAGCTGTTATGCCGTACGGTAAGAACACCGGCGGATTTGCGCAACCTGCCGGGATATATCGACCGCGTTGATCCGAAGCAGACTGCACTTAGGCGGATCATCTGGCCGTACAGCTTTAAGTCCGAAATTGCCTGTTCGCTCACGAATTGCCGAACGCCGCACAAGGACGGCGTGATAATTGAACTCGAGGACGGTTCGATCTCGAACATCGGGAACATCTGTGGCGCAGACGACGATAAGTTTTCGACGAAATTCTCGACGGAACTGCTCGCGATGGCGGAGGCTAGACGCCGTGAGCAGATGACGCCGCGGCTGCTCGATCGTGCTGGGCTTCAAAAAATTGAAGCCGACGTGCGAGCAATATGTGACGACGCCCATAAGTGGGTTCGCCTGTGCACTGCGTTTGAATCCTTGTGTTCGGAAGCGGACAGGGAACTCCGACGTAGATTGACGGCGGGTGAAAATTTTGCCATTACCGAAGTGTCTGAGCGTGGCGAAGCTGAAATATCTGAACTCATCGCATCAGGGCAAGCCAGAAACCGAAGTGAGGCGAGGTACAAGGAGACGGTCAAGGGCACGATTCGGGGTACAGGTGTACTTCGATTGAGCGAGTCTGGCTTGACATCCCTAGAGCGCCGAGCTCGCGCACTTTTGTCGGCAGACCCATTAGCCGCAGACATCGCTGAATTGCAACGACTATTCAATGAAACGGTGCATCTCCCGATGGAGGTCCGAGACGTCGCTGACGCATGCCGTGCAGGCGCGGCATTTTTTAGTGCTGACAATTTCGAACTGATGTCTGACTTGTCTCTACCGCAGAGAGCGAAGTCAACTCTTCGGTCTCTGACTCTCGGCACGCTAGAGGAGCACTCCAAGGCGATTTCGCGTAGTGGCGTTGAGACTGCTCGCAATTCGTCGGCACCTAGGGTTGACTCTAAGAGAGAAAGAGCGGCCAAGAAGCGTTTGGTGGCACAACTGCGATCGGCTCAAAGGATGGTACGAAGGTAATCAGAGGAGTTGCGCATTCGCGAATTGCGCGCTAGTATGCGGACGTGATTACCGATGCCGCTTAAATGCGTGACCTCTCCCAGTGGGGGAGAGGTACGTCGGTAGGAAATGAAGCCCGCCCGGTTTGCCGTGCGGGCTTTTTGCTTTGTGAGCGGGCTTTAGGCCGGCGAGGATCGCCGGCCCCAGGCACTTAACCAGTGAGGATTAACCCCTTTCCTCAGCGCGACGCCACGACGCGCTCAATTTCCGACATCATAAATTTCGAATTTTGATCAAACGACAGTGCAAGTTCAGTCGGCACGTTTTCCGAGCTTTGAACCGAAGCTTTGGCTTCGCTCGACATGCGCTGATATTCCTGAGTCAGTTTGACCAAAGTGTCTTTCGGCAACACACGCCACAAGGCTGAGAACATGGCCTGAATCGCCAGGCACTCGCCTTTGAGTTCGTGGATCTTCTTGAATTCATCGCTCATATTTTCCATCGGATATCCCGTAGTGATGTAGTTGTGAGAGCGGGAAATTCTATAAGAAATTGAGCATGCGGGTTGTTTACGCGTGTTCGGCCATTTCGTGCTCTGCTGCAAGCGCGAGGAATGCGGAGCGTGACAGCTTGCGTGCGCGAGCGGCCGCATCGATCTGCTGCACGAGCCGTTCGGGCAGGCTGATATTGAGGCGAACTGCCTTGGAGTTGATCTTCGACAGATCAATATCGAAGATCATCCAGACGCCGCCTTCGTATTCGGGATTGCGTGCAAGTGATTCCAGCGGCGACGGAGCTGGCACCGGGCCATCGTCATCATAGAAATGCGCCTCGGCCGCTTCCTGTACGGCTGCGGGAAGATCTTCCCAGGTATCGGCTGCTGCGTGACAGCCCGGGAAGTCGGGAAACGTGACGCCGTGAGCATGCTTGGCGTCGCCAACGTGGACATAGAGTGGATAGAGCATTCTTCTTTCCTCAAAAACTGCCGGTCATTTCAGATCGGCTTGTTTCAGGATGCTGCGCACCGTAGCGATCAGCAGGTCTTTCTTCGGGTGAGGCACCGTTACCTTGCCCGGCTTTGTCGGGTGTTTGAACTGGTGGTGCGACCCGACGGTATGTACGTGGTACCAGCCATCGGCCTTAATTCGCTTGATGAGTTCGGCGCTGTTCATGTGTGTAATTATACACACTACACACGAATACACAAGAAGGAATGGCAAAACGTCCGTTGAAACCGTGCAAGCACCGAGGGTGCGGTGCACTCGTCGCCGACGGCAAATCGTACTGCGAGCAGCACGCCGACGAGGCGGTGAAATGGAAGCCTGACACAGTGCGCGGCAATCGCCATGCGCGGGGCTACGGAACGGCATGGGACAAGCTCCGGCAGCGCATCCTGCGTCGCGACAGCGGCCTTTGCCAGCCCTGCTTACAAGCCGGACGCGTGACGGTGGCAACGGCCGTCGACCACGTTATCTCGAAGGCGCGCGGCGGAACCGACTGCGATGAGAACCTGCAAGCGATTTGTCGTGTTTGTCACGCAGCGAAGACGGCGCGCGAGCGCCTGCGGTGACGCGCGGCCGACCGGTACGGGGCGAGGGAACGGTGGGGCCGCCGAGGCCGCCCGAGGCCGACGGGGAGGGGGGTGAAAAAGTCTGGGAAGCGTCGCCTTCGGGACCGCCCGCCTCGTCGAATTTTTACGCCCGCGAAAAATGAAATTTAAAGGTTGAGCGAAACATGCCCGGAGTTGCGGGCCGCTCCGGACGTCGACCGAAGCCAGTTGCAAGAAAGGAGGCCGCCGGGAATCCGGGTAAGCGGCAGTTGAATACCCAGGAACCCGATTTCGGCCTGGTCACGAACATCGAGCCGCCGGAATGGCTTGATCCACTGGCGGTAGAGATGTGGGAGCGCGTAGCGCCCCTGCTGTGCAGAGAAAAGATCCTTCAGTTCACCGATCTGCACAACGTCGAGATCTTCTGCGCTGCATACGGCAACTGGCGGCGGGCGCAAGAACAGCTTGCTCGCGAAGGCCCGGTCGTGATGGGCGCGCAGGGCGGTCCGGTGAAAAACCCGGCCGCGACCGTTGTTAAAGAGGCAGCCGGTCAAATTGCGACGTTCGGAGCGATGCTCGGACTTGATCCGTCGAGCCGTCAGCGACTGATCGGCCCGAAAAAGAAGAACGCAGGCAATCCGTTTGCCGAACTGCTGGGTTGAGGCATGGCACGAGAGTCATTTCCGCTGGTCGCGCGAGCGAATCAGTTCGCGCGCGATGTTGTGCGAGGAAAGGTTCTCGCGTGTCGATGGGTGAAGCTGGCATGTCAGCGTCATCTCGACGACCTTGTGGCCAGCCGGTCGGCATCGTTCAAGTACAAATTCGATTCGGCGAAAGCAGAAAAGAAGCTTCGGCTGATTCAGCTTTTGCCACACACGAAGGGCGAATGGGCATACAAGCGTCAGCTCGTTACGCTGGAACCATGGCAGCTCTTCGGGCTTGCGTGCACGTTCGGCTGGGTCAGGAAGAAGACCGGATTTCGACGCTTCCGCGAGTCATATTGGGAGGTGCCGCGTAAGAACGGCAAAAGTGTGATTGCTGCGGGCGTCGGCATTGCGATGTTCACCGCGGACGACGAATTTGGCGCAGAGGTGTACTGCGGCGCGACTACCGAGCGGCAGGCATGGGAGGTGTTCCGGCCTGCACGTCTCATGGTCAATCGTTCCCCGATGCTCATCGAGCACCTTGGCATCGAGGTCAACGCACAGGCACTCAATCGCCCGGAAGACGGCAGCCGTTTCGAGCCGATCATCGGAAATCCGGGCGACGGCGCGTCTCCGTCGTGCGCGATCAAGGACGAGTATCACGAGGACGATACGAACGTTCAGTACGAAACGATGCTCACCGGCATGGGGGCGCGCCGTCAGCCGCTGATGTTCATCATCACGACGGCGGGCGCCAACATCGAGGGGCCGTGCTTCGACAAGCGCCGACAGGTGATCGAAATGCTCGAAGGAACGGTTCCCGACGACGAGCTTTTCGGGTGGATCTGGACGATCGACGACGGAGACGACTGGACCGATCCGCGCGTGCTGGCGAAAGCCAATCCGAATATCGGAATTTCGGTCTATCAGGAGTATCTGGAGAGCCAGCAGCAGCGCGCGATCAAGTCGGCGCGGTTCACGAACACGTTCAAGACGAAGCACTTGAACGTTTGGACGTCGGCCAAGGCCGGCTATTTCAACCTGGAAGACTGGAAAGCATGCGAAGACCGCTCGCTGGCCCTCGAGCAATTCGAGGGACAAGATTGCGTGCTTGCGCTCGACATGGCGCGCAAGCTCGACTTGAACAGCATGGCTCGTCTCTTCTGGCGTGATATCGACAGGCGGCGGCATTACTTCTGCGTTGCGCCGCGGTTCTGGGTGCCCGAAGACACCGTGCGCAATACCGAGAACCGTCGCATGGCGGAGCGGTATCAGGCGTGGGTCAACCAAGGCTTCCTGTTCGAAACAGATGGCGCGGAGATCGACTATCGCGACATTCTGGAAGAAGCGAAGGATGCAAACCTGCGGTGTCCGGTTCAATGCACGCCGCTCGATCCACACGGCGCAACGAACCTGTCGCACCAGCTTGGCGACGAAGGCCTCACGCCGGTCACGATCGTGCAGAACTACACGAACATGTCCGACCCGATGAAGGAACTGGAGGCTGCCATTACGTCGGGTCGGTTCCATCACGACGGAAATCCAATCATGACGTGGTGTATCGGCAACGTCATCGGCAAGAACTTACCGGGTAACGACGATGTGGTGCGTCCGATCAAGCAGGGCAACGACAACAAAATCGACGGCGCCGTGGCGCTGATTATGGCAGTGGGCCGGGCAATGCTGGCCGACCGCGTCGATTCCGAGTCGATCTACGATCAAGGAGTGGGTGTTTGAATTCTATTGGTATTGCGGCCTGGGTGGCCGGCCTGCTCGGGTTCGTGCTACTTGTGACGGGTGTGGTGCTGATCAGCCTGCCGATCGGGCTTGTCGTTGCCGGCGTGCTCCTGCTGGTGTGGGCGTTCCTTGCGGATCTGGCGGCTGCTCGCGCCGTGCGCGCCGGTCAGCCGAAGGAGTAACCCTATGTTTTTCAGTAGGCAATTGCTCTCCAACAATGGCCAGAGGCAGATGGGTGCTGGCGGGTGGATATCGGCGCTGCTTGGTAGCTCGCGATCCGACGCCGGCCAGGTGGTTACCCCTGCGAGCGCGCTGTCGCTGACCGTCTTGCAGAACTGCGTCACGCTGCTCGCGGAGAGCATCGCGCAGTTGCCAATCGAGCTATATGAGCGATCCGGCGACGACAGGAAGCCGGCGGTCGATCATCCGCTGTACTCGATTCTGAAGTACGAGCCGAACCCGTGGCAGACGCCTTTTGAGTTTCAGGAGCAGTCGCAGGTGGCTGCCGGCCTTCGCGGCAACAGCTACAGCTTCATCGATCGCGATCCGGACGGCGTGATTCAAGGGCTGTATCCGCTCGACAACGAGGCAGTGACGGTCATGAAGGGCTCGGACCTCATGCCTGTCTATCGCATCTACGGATCCGATCCGATGCCGAAGCGGCTGGTGCATCACGTGCGCTGGATGTCGATCAACGGCTATACGGGGCTGTCGCCGATCCTACTCCATGCGAACGCAATTGGGCATGCGCAGGCCATCCAGCAGTACGCTGGCAAGTCATTCATGAACGGCACAGCGCTGTCGGGTGTGATCGAACGGCCAAAGGAGAGCCCGGCGCTCAAGGATCAAGCGAGCGTGGATCGCATCACGGACGGCTGGAACGCGAAGTTCGGCGGATCGGGTAACGCGAAGAAAGTCGCACTGCTGCAGGAGGGCATGACCTTCAAGCCGCTGTCGATGACGAACGTCGACGCAGCGCTCATTGACGCGTTGCGCCTCTCCGCGCTCGACATCGCCCGGATCTACAAAATTCCGGCCCACATGGTGAACGAGCTGGAGCGGGCGACATTCAGCAACATCGAGCATCAGTCGCTCCAGTTCGTCATCTACACACTGTTGCCGTGGGTTAAGCGGCACGAGCAGGCAAAGACGCGTGACCTGCTCCTGCCGTCGGAACGCAAGCAGTATTTCATCGAATACAACCTCGCGGGGCTGCTGCGAGGGGATCAGTCGTCGCGCTACGCTGCTTACGCGGTGGGACGCCAGTGGGGCTGGCTATCGATCAACGACATTCGCCGGCTTGAGAACATGCCGCCGGTCAAGGGCGGCGACGTCTACCTGAGTCCTATGAACATGATCGACGCGTCGAAGCCGCAGCAATTCCCTCCGGGGAAGTCCGAGCCGACGAAAGCGCAGATCGACGAAATTGGGAGGATCCTTTCTTGAAACCGCACCTCAGACTCGCAAGTCTGATTTTCAATCAGCCGCAGCTCGTCACGGACCCGATGATGTCGCTGGCGGTGCAGTGGGCGAATCACGCGCTCAACCTGAACATCGTCAACCTGACCGTGAACAACGCACAGCCGAAGATCATGGAGGACGATGAGTACGACAGCGGTGTGCAGATGGCCGCGGCATCGGAGCGTCGTCGTGCTCTGGTAGCTGATACCGGTGTGGACATCATTCCGGTTTCGGGAATCCTGGTGTCGCGGTCCGCTCACATGAACCCGTGCGAGCCGATGACCAGCTACGAAGGCCTGCGAACTGCCGTGAATCAGGCAGTTGCGGATCCGGCCGTCGAGCACATCGTTCTCGATATCGACAGCAACGGTGGGAGCGCGACCGGCGCATTCGAACTGGCCGACGATATCCGGGCTGCGTCGCTGGTGAAGCCGGTCACGGCGATCGTCAACTTCTCGGCGTTCTCGGGCGGGTATCTGATTGCCGCTGCTGCGTCGAAGGTCATCGTCAGCCGTACGTCTGGCGTGGGTTCGATCGGCGTCATCGCCAACCACCTCGACGTTTCGAAGCGTGACGAACAGCAAGGGATCAAGGTGACCTCGGTGTTTGCCGGGAATCACAAGAACGATCTCACCCCGCACGAGCCGCTGAGCGATCAGTCGCTGGCGTTCCTCACCAGCATGGTGCAAAACAGCTACAAGCAGTTCGTCGATGCAATCGCGAGCTTCCGCGGGCTGAGCACGCAAGCGGTGAAGGACACGCAGGCGGGCATCTTCTTCGGTCAGCAAGGTGTCGATGCAGGGCTTGCGGATAGCGTCGAGACGCCGCAGGCAGCGATCAACCGGATTGCTGCCGAAGTGCGCGCATCGCGCACCGAGCGCCAGAGCGGCAACGCGCGGCGTAGTGTCTCCGCGCGCGCGGCCGCGATGAACATGCGATCCATGATGTAACTGGCCAAAAAATCGAATTTTTCACGAACAACATCCGAGCGCGTTCGCGTCTCAGTTGAGCACTGCCACCTTCGGGTGGCATTTTTTTTAGGAGAAGGGTAAGTGAACATCAATGAACTCCGCCGCGAACGCGCAGCCGTCAATCAGCGTGTGCAGGCGCTGGCGCAGATCGAGTTGGGCGGCACTGCATTGTCGGTCGAGCAGCAAGCCGAATTCGATCAGCTCAGCTCGAAATTCAACGATCTGACTGCGCAGATCGAGCGCGCGGAAGCGGCCGAGCGAATGGCCGCAGCTGCGGCAGTGCCGGTTGACCCGGCGCCGGCCGCCGTTGCTGCGCCGGCCGCGGCGAGCGTGCCGGCACAGCCGAAGGCGCCGGAAGTGAAGGGCGCGAAGATGGCCCGCATGGTTCGCGCGCTTGCGGCGGCGCGGGGGGATGCGCAGCTCGCGTCGAAAATCGCGATGGAGCGCGGATTCGGCGAAGAGGTCGCCATGTCGTTGAACACCCTTTCGCCGGGCGCGGGCGGCGTGCTGGTGCCCGAGAACCTGTCGAGCGAGGTCATCGAACTGCTGCGCCCGAAGTCCGTTGTCCGCAAGCTTGGCGCTCGTACGCTGCCGCTCTCGAACGGAAATATCACCATCCCGCGTCTGAAGGGCGGCGCCATCGTCGGCTACATCGGCGCCGACACCGACATCCCGACGACGCAACAACAGTTCGAAGATCTGAAGATGACGGCCAAGAAGATGGCCGCGCTGGTCCCGATCGCGAACGACCTGATCAAGTACGCCGGCGTGAATCCGAATGTCGATCAGATCGTGGTCGGCGACCTCACGGGCTCGATCGGGGCGCGCGAAGACAAGGCGTTCATTCGCGACGACGGCACCGCGAACACCCCGAAGGGCCTCCGCTTCTGGGCGCTTCCCGGCAACGTCTTGCCGGCCGGCGACGGCTCGACGCTGCAAAAGATCGAAACGGATCTCGGCAAGGCCATTCTGGCGCTGGAGAACGCCGACGCCAACCTCACGCAGCCGGGCTGGATCATGGCGCCGCGTACGTTCCGCTTCCTCGAAGGCCTGCGCGATGGCAACGGCAACAAGGTCTATCCGGAACTCGCCAACGGCATGCTGAAGGGCTATCCGGTCGGCAAGACGACGCAAGTGCCGATCAATCTCGGCGTCGGTGCGGACGAGTCGGAAATCTATTTCGCCGACTTTGGCGACGTGTTCATCGGCGAGGAAGAAACACTGGAAATCGACTACAGCAAGGAGGCGACCTACAAGGATGCCGACGGCAACATGATCAGCGCGTTCCAGCGCGATCAGACGCTGATCCGTGTGATCGCGAAGAACGACTTCGGCCCGCGTCACGTCGAGTCGATTGCCGTGCTGGCCGGCGTGACCTGGGGCGCGTAAGCGAATCTGTAACCGAGCGATCCGTCCGTTTGTAGACGGCGTGTATTTCGGAGAGAAACATGAAAGTGGTCAAGTTCCAGCGGCACTACGCGCAGTACACACCCGGTGACGTCGCGGGGTTCGAGGACGAGCATGCAGACCGACTCGTCGAGGCGCAGATCGCGCGCGTGCACGGACAGGAGACGAAGGACGCGAAAGCTCCGCCGAAGCCTGAAACGTCGAAGCCCGGGGCGGCCAAGGGGTAGCGGGTATGGGCGCTGTGCTCCTCGAATATCTGGAAGACGCGGAGCCGATTGCTTTTGAGGATGTTGCTGCCCAGTGTCGAATCGATGATGACGACGAGCGCGAGTTCATCGAACACGTGCTGATCCCGGGGGCGCGCCAGGCGGCCGAGAGCAAGTCCGGCGCAGCTATTCGCAACGCGCGCTATGTCGAGAGGCTTGGCGCGTTTCCGCGAGGCGAGATTCCACTTTCCGTTGGGCAAGTCTTTGCGATGGAGTCTGTCGCGATTCGCGCCAATTCCGACGCGCCCTTGACCCTAAGCGACGCCGAATACGAGTTAATTCAGTTGGGACGTGAGACGCTTCTCGCGCCTGTCAATGGTCGTTGGCCATCGGCCGGTGCTCCAACGCTTACTTATCGAGCGGGCATTGACCTCGATCGCTTTCCGTCAGTTCGCGCATGGATGCTTCTTGCAGCAGCTTGGGCATATGAGAACCGGGAGCTGTTCTCGTCGGGGCAGTCCGTCATAGCAATGCCGAGTGGGTTTGCGGATGCGCTTCTCGATCCAATCACCGTTCCGCCGAGGTTCTGATGCGCGCTCCACGAATCGGTGAACTTGATCGGCGAATACAGCTGCGCGAGCGTCGGGACTATCCGTATCGCGATGCGGATGTCGAGTCGGCATATCCCACGCAAAGAAAGCGCTGGGCAAAGATCGAGCCGGTCGGCGCGGCCGTGTACAGCGGAAGCGTACAGATCGACGAAAAAGTCACCCACCGGATTTTCCTGAGATACGTCGACGGCGTCACGAGCGATTACGAGGCGGTGTATCGCGATCAGGTGTTCCGGGTGAGGCGTGTTGGAGATCTGAATGGCGTCCGGCGCTTTACGGTTCTTGAAGTGGAGGAAATCCAGCATGGCAAGTGATGCGGATATTGCGCTGCACATCGAGGGTTTCGAGCGTTTTGATCGGTCTATCGACTTCGATAAGCGCGAAGTTCGAAAAGGGATGCGCAAGGCCGGACGAATCGTCGAGCGTCGCGCAAAAGCGCTGGTTGCTATCCGCAGTCGATCGGTGCCTGGGCAGTATCCCGGGCGCAAGACCGGTCGGCTTCAGCGTTCCATCAAAACAAAGGTGTCGCGCTCGGGGTTCATGGTCAAGGTCATGCCGAAAAAGATTGCCGGCATGCGTGATTTCTATCCCGCATTTCTGTACTACGGCACACGTAGCAAGTCCGGGGGGCGGCGCGACCATCGATCGCGAAGCACGTCGAAATTGCGTATCGAACCGCGCGGCAACTACATGTCGGACGCGAAGGATGACGGTGCACGCGAGGTTCGTGCTTTGCTCGTCGACGTGTATCGCCGCGCGCTCACGATCCGATGAGGTGCCATGAAGCTATCACCGACTATCGCGCACGTGCGCGATTTCTGTCTGTTGTTCGATCGTCGTGTGTCCGGGGGCATCGATTGGAGCGCGTTGGAGGACAGCGCAAAGCTCGAGATGCCCGCCGCGTTTGTTGTTGCGACTGGCGACGATCCGGAGCCGAACGCTCTGCAAAACGGAACCCGGCAGGAAATTGCCGACGAGTTCGACATCGTCGTCGCACTGAGGCAAGGCAACGAGCGAGGGCAGGCGGCAGCTGACGAACTGCATGACGTTCGGGCTGCGCTATTGCGCGCGCTTGTCGGTTGGGTGCCAGACGAGGGATATGAGCCGATCGAATACACGGGGTGTGATCTCGTGTCGACCGATCGTCTTCGCGTTATCTATCGGTTTGGTTTTTCTGCGGTATGGACTCTCGGGAGCGGCGATGACCCCGAGACCTGGCACGAGGACATGCTGAACAAGTTGCCTCGGTTGAAGGGAGTCGACATACACGTCGATGCTATCGATCCCATGGCGGATCCGAATCTAAAAAAGCCCGGTCCGGACGGCCGGATCGAAATCGAGCTCCGCGTTGAGCTGAAGGATGACCGATGAAACAAACCATGCGGGTCAAACCCGTCGAAGGGCGAATCGTACGGGATCCCGTGCGAGGTGACGATCTACCGATCGAAGGCCGTCAAGTGCCGCGAAACGTGTACTGGTGGCGCTGCGTTCAGGCGGGCGACGTCATCGAAACTGACGAACCGAGCCATGAACGAGAGGCGCCCGGATCCGCGGACACCGATGGAGCGGCGAGCGTGCCGAGCGGCACTGGTCAAACCAAGGTAACCAAAGGGGGGAAAGGATGATCGGCTTCAACAATATTCCTGCGGACCTTGCGGTGCCGCTGTTTTACGCTGAAATCGACAATTCGGCAGCGGCGATAGGCGGCAACACATTGCGTCGCCTGATCATCGGGCAAGCGAGCGACGATGTCGACGTCACCCCGCCGTTGCTTACGTTGCTGTCGCGTCCGGGCGATGCGGTCACGTTGGCGGGCGAAGGGTCGATGCTCGCCGCAATGAGCGATATCTGGCGTCGTGGTGATCCGGTGGGCGAAGTATGGGGCATCGCGGTCAAGGTTGCGGAGGGTGTCGCGGCAAAGGGCGTGATCGACCTGCGTGGAAGGGCTGAAGAGACCGGTTTGCTCTCTCTCTACATCGCGGGCCGCCGCATTCGGGTGACTGTAGCCAGCGGTACGGGCACGACCGATGTGATTCTCCAACTGGTCGCGGCCATCAACGGGACGTCGAACATGCCCGTGTATGCTGCCGTTGTCGGCGGGAAACTGGAATTGACGTGCAAGTGGAAGGGGGAGACGGGTAACGATATCCGTGTCGAGTTCAATCGTGGCGGCCTGGCAGCGAATGAACGGATCCCCGCAGGGTTGACGGCGACCATAACGCCGATGGCCAATGGCGCCGGCTCGCCGGACCTTACCGAAGCTCTCGCGGCGATCGGCGACGCTGAATTCGAGTTCGTGTGTCAGCCGTGGTCCGACCCGTACTCGCTTTCTGCATTCGCCGAATGGATGAACGATGTTTCGGGCAGGTGGGCATGGTCATCCATGTTGTTCGGGCACGTGTATACCGCACGTCGCGGGACGCCAGGGCAGCTGGCAGGAGGCGGTAGGTTCTTCAACGACCAACATCTGACGATCAACGGATTCGAAGTGGATTCACCTCGACCGTCGTGGGAGCAAGCGGCTGCGTTTGCTGCACGGCAATCGGTGTTCATCTCGGCGGACCCGGCTCGTCCGACGCAGACAGGGTTGCTCGTGGGAATCGAGGCTGCCCGCCCGGGAAAGCGTTTCATTCTGAGCGAGCGACAGACTTTGCTGACGAGCGGAATTGCGACGACGAGCTCGGCTGATGGCTCAGTGCGTATCGAGCGAGCGATCACGACGTATCAGCGTAACTCGTACGGGCAGCCCGACGACAGTTATCTCGATTCGGAGACGATGCACACGAGCGCGCACGTGATCCGATACCTTCGGAACAGAATCACGAGCAAGTACGGTCGACACAAGCTCGCAGCCGATGGCACGCGATTCGGTCCCGGGACGGCAATTGTGACGCCACGGATCATCCGAGCCGAGTTGATCGCGGCGTACGATGAACTGGAGCGGGCCGGAATCGTGGAGAACGCCGATCTCTTCGCACGGTACCTTGTCGTGGAGATCAACAGGTCGAATCCGAACCGGGTCGATGTGCTGTTCCCGCCGGACTACATCAACCAGTTGCGAATCTTCGCGCTGCTCAACCAATTCCGGTTGCAGTATCGGGAAGCGGCGGCGGCCTGACGCCATAAACCAATGAGCTTAATCCTGCGGCCCGCCATCGTGCGGGCCGCTGTCATTTCAGGAGACCGATATGGGTCAGAAAGTCGCCGGGACCGTCTACGTGAAGGCGGATGGCGAGCAGTTTTCCGTAACGGGCGGTGTTGAGTGTCCGCTGTCGGACGTGAAGCGCGAGAGCGTATTGCCGGGTCTCTATAAAGAAGAGGATCGCGTGCCGTACGTCAAGGTCGATGCGGTATTCGAAAAGAATTTCCCGATCGCGAAGATTGAAGCGGCCGACGACATGGTCGTGACGGCCGAATTCAAGAACGGTCGGGTGTACGTGCTGAGCGGTGCCTACGTCGTGGGCGAGCCGGCCGTGACGGGCGATGACGGTAAGGCATCGCTGGAATTCAACGGCGTGAAGGGGCGTTGGCAATGAAAATTTCATTGAGCAAACCCATCGAGGCGCACGGCGAGACATTGGATGCGCTGGAACTGCGTGAGCCGACACCAGCGGACGTGCGGGCCATCAAGGCGCTGCCGTACGCGCTCGATCGGGAGGAAAACGTGCACGTGCGCCCGGACGTCGTCGCACAGTACATCGCGCGCCTCGCGAGTATTCCGCCGTCGTCGGTAGATCAGATCGACCTGGTCGATTTCAACTCGATCTGCTGGACGGTTGCGGGTTTTTTCTTGACTCGGGCGTCTCAGACGCCGACGACCTGATCGGCGGTGTCTACGAGCTCGCCCATTTCTGGCGCGTCGATCCTGAGTTGGAAATGACGCGCTCGATCTCAATCATTCTCGAGCATTTCGAACAGGCGAACCGCATTAGTCGTGCTGTTCCGGAGACGTAAGCGTGGCCGATCAATTTCAACTTAAAGCGCTGATTACTGGCGTCGACAAGCTCTCGCCGGCGCTCCAGGGTATTCGCAAGAATATCGCGGGCTTTCGTAAGGGGCTGAAGTCGGACGGGCTCGGTGAGATCGGATTTAAGGACGTGGTGGCGGGTGTCGCTATTGCGGCACCCATCGTCGCGGCGACGAAGGCGGCGATCGACTTCGAGTCGTCGATGGCGGACGTGAAGAAGGTCGTCGACTTCGATACTCCCGCTCAGTTCAAGAAGATGTCCGACGACGTGCTGGGGCTTTCGAAGCGACTACCAATGGCTGCGCGCGACATCGCGAAGATTACCGCGGCCGGTGGCCAGGCGGGCATCGACAAAAGCGAACTCGCGCAATTCTCCGAAGACGCGGTCAAGATGGGAGTCGCGTTCGACCAAACGGCCGAGGAGTCCGGCGACATGATGGCTAAGTGGCGCACGGCGTTCAAGATGGGACAGGACGACGTCGTCGCGTTGGCGGACAAGATCAATTATCTCGGCAACACCGGGCCGGCGAACGCGCGCCAGATTTCGTCGATCGTGACGCGTATCGGCCCGCTGGGCGCCGTGGCCGGCATGGCGAGCGGTCAGATTGCTGCTATGGGGGCGACGCTTGCTGGCGTTGGCGTACAGGAGGAGGTCGCAGCGACCGGCATGCAGAACTTCATGCTGGCGCTGACTGCAGGCGCCAGTGCATCGAAGAAGCAGCAGGGCATCTTCAAGGCTTTGCGGTTGGATGCCAAGGACGTAGCGGTTTCGATGCAGAAGGATGCGCAAGGGACCATCGTGCGCATCCTGACCGCAGTGAGCAAGGTCGACAAGGTCAAGCAAACGGCAGTGCTCGAGGGGCTGTTCGGTCGCGAGTCGATCAAGGCGATTGCCCCGATGCTGACGAACCTCGACCTGCTCAAGAGGAATTTCGAGAGGGTCGGCGATTCGACGCTTTATACGGGCTCGATGCAGCAGGAGTACGACGCGCGCGCGGCGACGACGGCGAACAACCTGCAACTGATGTCGAACCGCTTTATGGCACTTGGCATTACGGTTGGTACGGTCGTGTTGCCGCCTCTGAACGAGTTTCTGGCATCTGTTGGTCCCATCGCCGACGGTGTCTCGTCATTCGCGGCCGCCAATCCGGTTATCGTCAAGGGGCTGCTTGGAGCCGCCGCCGGCCTGATCGCACTGCGCGGCGCAGCCACGATCGCTACGGCCGCAATGAAGATCTTTACGACGGTTTCCGGCCTCACGCCGCTCGGGCTGGCGGTGCGTGTGCTTGCGTTGGCGGCCGGGTTCCTGATTGCGAACTGGTCGAAAGTCAAACCATTCTTCGAAAAGGTTTGGGGGGGAATCAAGGATGTGTTTTTCAGCTTCCCGCTCGTGCAGGTTATCGCGCAGAACTGGGGGCCGATCACCGAGTTCATGTCGGCGCTATGGGGCGCAACGAAGATCGTGATCGGGGCCGCGTGGGACGGCATCAAGGCGATGTTCCTCAATTTCACGCCGCTGGGTATCGTCGTTAAGAACTGGGAGCCGATCGTCACGTGGTTTTCGCACCTGTGGGACCGTGTGAAACCCTATATCGAGCCGCTGGTGAGCGGTGCGAAGTGGCTCGGCGGAAAGCTCGGTCTCGAAGGCGGTAGTGCTTCGACGGGCGACGTGTTGGGCTCCGGCGCGGCGAGCTTGCGAAACTGGACGTCGGCGCAACGGACCGGGGTGTCGACGGGCACGGCGCGTCTGGCGAGCGGCGTGCTGGCGCAGCGGGGCGCGACGAATGCACGGCTTCAGGGCGACTTGAAAATCCGATTCGATGGCGCGCCTCCGGGGATGCGCATTGAGCAGGTGCAGACGAATCAACCGGGCTTGTCCGTGACGCCGAGTGTTGGCTATCGATCGCTCTCGGGCGTGCCGCAATGAGGTCATCATGAGTTGGCGAGAGAAATTGCGGCCGGCATCGTTCCGCGGTGTTCCGTTCAAGGTTTTCGACGACCAGACGCCGGTCGGGCGCCGCGTCGTTGTGCACGAATATCCGAGGCGGGACAGCAGTTTCCCGGAAGACAACGGCAAGAAAACCCGGGAATACACGATGACGGCGTTCGTCATCGGCTCCGACTGCTTCGATCAGCGCGACAAGTTGCTCGATGCGCTCGAGCAGGAGGGACCGGGCGAGCTGATCCATCCGTGGCTCGGCACGCTGCGCGTGCAGCCCGGCGAGTGCGACATGACGCACGTGAAGGCGGACGGCGGAATGGTTCGCTTCACGCTGGTGTTTCATGACGCGCCGGATCTGAAGTATCCGACTGGCGCGGCAAACACAGGTAAGCAGGCACTCGGCAGCGCCGACGGGGTGCTCGATACGGCGCTGAGCCGCTATCGCAATGCGGTTGCGTTGGTTGATCTGTCCCAGGTCACGATCGATAGTCTCATGCAGCAGGGCGGATCGATTTTCGACGTGCTCTATCGATATGCGTCGCCGTTCACGGTGTTGTTCGGAAGCGTGCGGAGTTTCGTCGAAACGCTCGTCGAGATGCCGGGCTCAATCGCGGATCGATTCCGTTCCGCATCGGAACCGGCATTTGTCGCACGTGTAGCTCCCGCAGGCTATGCGGATTCGATTTCAGGGGCGCTCGGCAAGGTCGGCGCGATCTCGACGCTCGACGAGATTCCGCCGCCGCGCGGCCGCGAGGCGAGCAAGCTGTTCGCTGCGACGGTCGACCTCGTTCAGGACGTGTTGCTGGTTGACGTCGTGCGTGACGCCGGCGCATTACCAACATACTCGCCGGCCACGTTGCCGGCCGGCGCGCCGGCGCTGGATGTGCAGATTGCAAATCCAGTGCCCGCTGTCGATGTGCCCGTCGCGGATGATCTGCGCGACCTTGCAGATGTTGTTTCCGAATCCATGTGGCAGCAGGGAATGGCTGCGCCCCGCGAACATTTCCAGGCACTGACAAACAGCCGCGTGAAAGTTGCGCAGCATTTGACGAAGGTGGCGCGCGAAGGCGTTGGGCTGGTGACGCTGACGCCGCCGGAGGCGGTGCCGGCGCTCGTGCTCGCGTATCGCCGATACGGCGATGCGGCGCGCGGCGACGAGATTGTGATGCGCAACCGGGTTGCGCACCCCGGCTTCCTGCCGACCGTGCCGCTGAAGATTCTTTCTCGATAGATGGCTGACAACTCCAATACCGTCACGTTGACCGTCAACGGTCTTGATTTCGCCGGATGGACCGACGTGCGGATCTCGGCGGGCATCGAACGGCAAGCACGTGATTTCGAGCTCGCGATCACATGGAAGTGGCCGGGCAGCGGGGATGTACCGCGGCAGGTCAAGCAGGGCGACCGATGCGAGGTGCGAATCGGTTCCGATCTGGTGCTGACCGGATACGTGTTCTCTACGCCGATCCGGTACGACGCAGCATCGCTCACGTGCGGCATAGCGGGCCGATCGCTCACGGCCGATCTGGTCGACTGCGGTGCGGACAACAAGCCGTCGCAGTGGCGCGGTCAGCGCGTAGGCCGGATCGTCGAGGCGCTGGCGGCGCCCTACCGTGTGAAGGTCGTCGACGAATCAGGGGACGCAGGGACGTTGGCAGATCACACGATCGAGCCCGGCGAAACGGTCTTCGATTCGATCGATCGGCTGTTGCGGTTGTCGCGGTTGCTGTCGACCGACGACGAGCACGGGCGCCTGGTCATTGCCGAGCCGGGAAGCGCCGGCAAAACGTCCGACAAGCTCGAGCTCGGCGTCAACATCAAAGGCGGTGATGCGCCGCTCGATTTTTCGCAAGTGTTCTCCGAGTACGTGTGCAAGGGGCAGCGCAGCGGGACCGACGAGGCGTTCGGCATCGCGGTCAGCGAGATCGAGGCGCGTGTGACAGATCCGCGTATCGCGCGGCATCGCACGATGGTGATGCGCGAATCCGGGCAGATGACGGCCGATCTCGCGCGTCAACGCGTCGAGTGGGAGAGCGAGAACCGGATCAGTAAGGCGCTGATGACGACCTACAAGGTTCAGGGTTGGCGGCAGTCGAATGGCCAAATCTGGCGACACAACCAGATCGTCCGTGTCATCGATTCGATCATCGGCTTTGATCGCGACATGCTGATCGTGGAAATTGAATATTCGCAAAGCAATGCCGAAGGGATGCTCACGAAGCTGACGGTCGCTCCGCCGGACGGATTTGCGGCCGAACCGTTGACGAAGCGAAAGAAGGTCAAGGGCAAGAAGAAAGGCAAGGACAACTTTGAATTTCTGTTGCCGGCCGATTGGGAGAAGCAATGAACAAACTGGGTACGTGGCTAGTTCGCGGGGTCGTGTCGCTCGCGAATTCGGCCTCGAAGATGCAGACGTTGCAGACGCGATTGATGGCGGGCGGGGTGAAGGATGGGGTCGAGCATTTCGAGCCGTACGGGTTCACGTCGCATCCGATTGACGGCGCCGAGGCGATTGTTGGCTTTCTCGGCGGCGACTCGTCGCACGGCGTTGCATTGGTCGTGGCCGATCGCCGATATCGTCCGCTGAATCTGAAGCCCGGGGAGGTCGCAATTTTCACGAACGAAGGTGACAGCCTGATTCTGCGCAACGGCCGTATCGCCGAGCTGACAACGGGCACGTTCCGGGTCAACGCCTCCGAAAAAATCGAATTCAATTCGCCGGTCGTGGAGGCGTCGGAACAGGTTGTCGCAAAGGGACGTCTGACCGCCCAATCTGGCATGGCCGTGCGCGCGGGCGAGGGCGGTGACGAGGCGGCGACGTTCGATGCACCCATTCGCACGCCGGATGTCATCGTCGACGGTAAGAGCACCGCGCGGCACCGTCACGTGGAGACCGGTGGCATTACGGAAGAAATGCAATGAGCGACGCACGAGAATCGATGTTGCGGCGCGCGGTCGAGATCAGCCTGTTTACGTGGCGACGTGCGGAGCCCGGCGATCCGCTCGACGACGACGAGCGAATGGGATGGTGGGGCGATAGCTTCCCGGATGTTGCCGGCGACCGAATTGGCTCGCGCTTATGGCTGTTGCGCCGACAGGTGTTGACGGCAGAAGTGCTGCGCCGTGCCGAGGAATACTGCCGCGAAGCGCTGCAATGGATGGTCGACGACGAAATTGTGACAGCGATCAGCGTCAGTGTGAGACGAGCGGTTGGTGTGGGGCGTGCTGCAACCGACCGAGCGATCGGGGAGATTGTCCTGTCGGACGACCACGACGGGCCGCTCACCATCAACTACGACGACATGTGGAGAATCTTCGATGACCTTTCCGTTGCCGACGCTGCCTGAGTTGATTGAGCGGGTAGGCGGCGATCTAACATCCGCCGCGGACGGAGTACTGCGGCGTTCGGACCAGCGCGCGCTCGTGCGGGTCCATTCGGGCGCCAGCCACGAAATGCACGGGTTTCTCGGATGGGCGGCTCGGCAAATTCTGCCGGACGAGTGCGACGAGGAAATGCTGTTGCGCCACGCTCGGCTGCGGCTCGCAGTGCCACGCAAAGATGCCGCGGCCGCGTCCGGCTTCGTATCCGCCAGCGGGGCTGAGGGGAAAACCATCGACGCGGGCGCTCTGCTGCAGGCTGATGACCAGCGACGCTACGTGGTTGTCGAGGCTGCGCCTATTCGAGCCGGAGTCGCGAAGGTTCAGGTGCGAGCAGCCGATGCGGGGGTGGCGGGCAACATTGGCGCCGGCGTGCGGTTGCGATTTATTTCGCCAGTCGTTGGTGTATCGGACACGGTCGTGGTGCTGGATCCCGGAATTTCGGGCGGCACCGATCAGGAGGCGGTCGAGCGATTGCGACAACGGGTCATTCGATCCTATCGCCTCGTGCCTGACGGTGGGAACGGAGACGATTACGTGACATGGGCGCTCGAAGTGCCTGGCGTTACGCGCGCGTGGTGCCGGCCGCACTACATGGGAATCGGTACGGTCGGCGTCTTTTTTATGCGCGACGACGATCTCAATCCTGTTCCGGACGAGCATGCGTGTGCGATGGTTAAGGCGTATATCGAGCGGCAGCGGCCGGTGACCGCGGAGTTGTACGTGCTTGCGCCAAAGCCGCGGCACATCGATTTCGATATTCGACTAGTGCCGAATGACGATGCAACTCGGCGAGCCGTCGTGGAGAGTTTGTCGGACCTGTTGGAGCGCGAGGGAGCGCTCGGGGAGACGGTTCTTGAATCGCATCTGCGGCAGGCGATCAGCGGAGCGCGCGGCGAGTATGACAACAAGCTGTTTCTTCCTGCCGACGACGTCGTTCTGGAGCCGAACGAAATTCCTCTGATGGGAGCGTTGAAATGGAGGTGAGGGATGACGCCAACTACGTGAGCATGTTACGTGCCCTCCTGCCACCGGGGCCGGCGTGGAGTAACGAATTCGCACCCCAGGTACATCGCGTACTCGCGGGATTGGCCGCGGAATTTCGGCGTATCGATGCGCGCGCACGAGCCCTTCTCGACGAGATGGATGCCGCGACCGTATCGGAGTTGGTGCCCGATTGGGAGCGGGTGTGTGGCTTGCCAGATGAATGCCTCGGTCTCGTGCAGTCGGTCGACGAACGGCAACGCGAAGTACGCCGGCGACTGCTGGGCGCTGGCGGCCAGCGTATCGCTTTTTTTGAATCGATCGCACGCGAGAATGGTTATCCGGACGCTCGGGTTGAAGAGCATCGAGCGCCGCGATTTGGGCGGTCGCGGTTCGGTGTTGCCCGCTTCGGGTCGTGGGCGCAGCAGTTCATCTGGACGATGCATATGGGGAGAGGGCGCGCCGGGAGTCGTCGCTGGGGGATAGCAGTGTGGGGCGAACGATTTGGTCGCAACCACAACATCGGCATCGAGTGTTATATCCGACGGCACGCGCCCGCGCATACGTTGGTGATTTTCGAATACGAGGGATAGGGGATGGATTATCCGAAAAGTGTCCCGGGCGTCGGGTTGGTGGATGGGAAGTTTGTTGACGAGGATCCGATTGGCGGCCGTGCCGGATCGTTGATTCCTGCCGCATGGGGAAATTCGATTACAGACGAGATGCTCACCGTGCTGCGTGCTGCCAACATCGATCCTGATGAGGCGTCGACCGAGCAGCTGCTCGCGGCTATCAGGATCGTTGCATCGAAGGGTTCAACGCGTCCGCCGGGTGACGATTCTGAATACTGGGCGACGACCGAATTCGTTGCCGCTGCCATTCGGTCCATGATGCCAGACCGAGTCGGTGAGATCGCGTTCGAGATGCGCATTCTGCCTCGTGTCGGGTGGTTAAGAGTGAACGGGGCTGTGCTTAAACGAGACGCTTATCCTGAGTTATGGGCCTACGCGCAAGCCTCCGGTGCGCTCGTGTCCGAGCGCGATTGGTCGAACGGATGGTTTGGATGTTTTTCTTCGGGTGATGAGGCCACAACATTTCGCATCCCGGATTTACGAGGCGATTTCCTTCGTATCTGGGACGACGGCCGTGGTGTAGACCGCGGCCGCCGGTTAGGGGCGTGGCAGGACAGTACGAATCGTTGGCACGAGCATACGGGTACGGCGTCTGAAGCTGGTGATCATATTCACACGGGCTGGACCGATGTGCGCGGCCATCATTGGCATGATCTTTATGACCCCGGGCACAAACATCGCAACGGGTTTGGATCAGTAGGCGTATTCGGCACCTCGCCCGGCGAGGGCTATGGTCCACACAATGGCCGCCGCAACGAAGTCGATAGCGATGTTTCTTACAGCGGGATCTCGCTCGGTGCAGCGGGCGATCATGACCACATTGTCGGAATAGGAGCAGCGGGGCGGCACGGGCATTTGATTTCGATCGCGGGTGAAGGAGCGAGTGAGGCGAGGCCTCGCAACATCGCCGTCGCTGCGTATATCCGGGCTTATCGCATCGATGTGAAACGAGGGAAATGAAATTGCGGATCTACCACTACGACTTTCATACCGGTGCCTATATCGGTCAAGGCGAAGCTGACCCGGACCCAATGAACGAGGGCGGCTGGCTGATTCCGGCATTTGCGACGCCGGAGCAGCCGGCGCCGTCGTCCGCGCGTGAATGGCCTTTTCGCTGCGACGAACAGTGGGTGAATAAACCCGACTTTCGAGGCGTTGCGTTGTACCGCACCGCGGACGGAACGGAGGCGTCTATCGATGTTCCAGGCGTCTCGCCGCAAGAAGTCGGGCTTACCGAGAAAACGCGTCCGGGCGCCGAGTACATCTGGCGTGACGGTGCGTGGCAACTCGATGAGGCTGCTGTCGCGAAGCTCGCCAAAGAAGCCGCCATGGCGGAATTTGAGGCGAAGCTCGCGAATGCGCGCGAAGCGACGCTCGGACTATCCGATGCAATGGCCGCCGGGTTGCTCGACGATATGCAGAGCGCAACGTTTCGTGTTTGGGCAGCGTATCAGCAGGCGCTGGTGCGTGAACTGCGGAACCCGCGCTTTCCGGATGTCGCTTGGCCACCAGAGCCTACCGAACGCGACATCGCTTTGGCGGCGGAAGAAATGCGGAAGAAGCGGGAGGCCGAAGAGGCAGAGCGGAAGCGTCGCGAAGATGCGATGAATGTCCTCGACGTGGGAGAGAACACGACTTAGTTCGTTTTTTGCGATTTGTCGAGCCGCCTTCGGCGGCTTTTTTTGTTTACGGCCGCTTCTTGCGGCCATTCGTTTTTGGGCTTCGCGTCATACCTGATCGATGCCCGCGGGGATCAACGTGAAGAATTTCAGATTCAGTCGGCGCAGCGAAAGGAACCTCGTCGGCGTAAAGCCGGACTTGATCAAGCTTGCGCGCCGTGCGCTCGAATTGTCGGAGGTTGACTTCGGGGTTACCGAGGGGCTGCGCACGAAAGACCGGCAGCGGCAACTTGTTGCGGAAGGAAAGAGCCGCACGGCCAACAGCCGCCACCTGACTGGAGATGCGATCGATGTGGTGGCGTATCTCGGCGCTGCAGTTACGTGGGAGTGGAAGTACTACGAGCAAATCGCTGTTGCTTTCAAGCGCGCGTCGGCCGAACTCGGGATTCCGGTGGAGTGGGGCGGCGACTGGAAATCGCTGAAGGATGGGCCGCATTTCCAATTGCCCTGGTAAGGAGGAGGTGTGTTGAACCATGCGTCGCTCTTTAGTGGAGCGCTGTCGGTGTTCGCCGCGGGCGCGTGCGGATCCTTACTCCGCGTGATCATTGCGCCGCCCGATCGACGATCGCTAATCATGGCGCACGTCGTTGCCGGCGCAGCAATGGCTGTGTTCGTTGCACCCGCGATCGTGTCGTACTGGTTCCGTGCCTACGGGATCGAGATGCAGCGCGGTATTGCCTTCGGCGTTGGGGTGACGGGGCCGCTCCTCGCCGAGGTGGTCATTCGTCTTATTCAACGGCGAGGCGACAAGGTCGCCGATCGCTTGATCGATCGTGTCGCTGGTCCGGAGGATCAAAAATGAACGCTCTCGAATTTGTCTACTTTGTGCTGCACGTGGTGCTGTGCGTTGCTGTCGGATGGCTGCTTTGCCTGCGAGGTCAACCGCGGGTTTGGCGCGTCGTGCTCGGGATGATTCAGTTTGGCGCGCTATGGAACCTTACGGGGCTGATCTGGTTGGGGTATTCGACCGTTTGGCCCGGCGAGCCGATCATCACGGGCGGCTTCTGCCTGGTCGCAGTAGGAATGATCTTCTTCAAGCAGAAACTCGTCACGCGGAGGGCATCTTGAACTGGATCGATCTGCGATTTTGGTTTGCCGTCGTCGTATCGATCGCAGTCGGTGCAATGACGGGTTATTTCAAGGGCTATTGCGATGCCGATCAGTCTCACACAGTCGAAACGCAGGCGCGACGAATTCGTGAACTCGTCGTCGAGCGTGATGAGAGTAACCGGGTTGCGCGCGAACAACAAAGGAACGCCGAAGATGCTTCAAAAAAACGTGACCTGGCGCGCGCTGATGCTGCCGCCGCTGCTGCTGCTGCTGACCGCCTGCGCAAGCAGGTCACCAAGCTTGTCACCCGAGCGCGCGATTCCGCCGTTGCGGCCGGAGGCGCGACAGCCTGCGACGCCCTCGATTTGCTTGCCGACGTGTTCGGACGGGCTGACGAAGCTGCGGGAAAACTGGCGCGAATCGCTGACGAGCGGGGAATTGCCGGTGAGCAGTGCCAGGCCGATTACCGCGCCCTGAAAGTCGGAGATAACGGGGATGCGAATTAACTTGCAAGCATCCCGCTGCAAGGAAAAAAGGATGTTCGTCACGGCCGGACGGGTGACCCACTTTCCCTAAGTATAGAACTGAGCTAGATCACATAAACAGCGTTGGATGATCTGACTCGGGCCGCGATGCGGAAAATTCTGGCAGAAAGAGCTGTTACTCGAACTGTGGCTCGACGTCACTTTTTTTAGTTCTACTTGCAAGGTGTTCGGTAAGAGTTTTTACTGACCACATCGGGAAAGTTCGATGAATAATGCTGTGGCAATTAGAACAAAGAATCGCGAGGTCTTCGAGGGATGTTGTTTCACTACCACCGCGCGTCGCTAAGGGATTGAGGTGGTGAACTTCGCAAAATCCTGCACCTACTTCACCGTACGTGGCTCCGAAGTCGAAGTCGCATGCTTCGCATGCAAGTCGACCGGTGGCGATCAGAATAGCCTGTTTTTTCGCTTCGGCGAGCGATGCGTCACGTTCGCGGACGAGGTGCTCCTGTAGGCGGGCCGTTCCCTCCTCGCCCTGTGAGCGGGTGAGGTGCTTTTCGGGGTGGTGTTGTAGTAGCTTGTCACTCCTTGCCGTGCGGAAGTGGGCCTCTAATTCAGAGGACGATACGCCTCCTCGTTCTTCGTACCCAAGAAGTACTTCGATCGGGACTTCTACGCGCGCCACCCCATCACTGGCTGACGCATCTTTTTTCACCACATAGCCGGTTTTCTCACCATCTTCCCAAATTACCGCATACAGCGGATCTCCATGTTTTGCATAGTCGGTGCGGACGCGACGGGCGAACAACCCTGGTGCCCCGTCATCGCTGCCATAGAGTGCATTATAGAGAGAGGTATGATTGCGAACCTTTCGCCACCGGGTAATCGTGTGAACGGCTCGATATACGATGGTTCTTGATGTCATAATGGTCCTCTAATTTCTTCTCGCTTTATTGTATTTCGGTGTCAACGTGTGCGAACGTGGAGGGGACGAAGCCGGTGAAACGCCGGCCCGATAACAGGATACCTTATCGGCTACTTCCAGCTTGCCGAAACCGGAGCGATGATCGGCGATCTGACCTGCAATCCAAAATACAAGGGTCATCGGCTAGAATCTCAGGGGATGCGCCACCCGCGACCGCACGTCTAGTGCGGCGCCTCTGGTACCTTAACGGGGGAGACCTATGGCTGAAAAAATATTTGACTCGACGGACGACAAGTATCTGGCTTGGATGAGACTCCATCCGGAAGGATTCGTGCTAAACACGAATCGACAGGAGAGCAACTACGCCGTGCTTCATAAGTCTGGATGTCACCACATCTCGACTTACGCACAGCAGTATGCTGACAACGCATTCACTGGCGAAAACTACATCAAAGTGTGCTCGGACACTGTTGCGGATCTTGAAGTCTGGGCCGAGAAAAAACGACCGCGAGCAACGCTGACCAGTTGCCAGACATGTCGTCCGAATGAGTTGGCGCAACGAAGCCACATGGATGCTCGACCTAAACCCAAGCTTCCATATTCTAAGTTCTGTGCATCGCTTGGCTGCACGATGCGCAACATTGTTTGGTCGTGGGCGGCGGTGAACCACGAGCTCGGCCGAGCTGTGTTCTCGGTCTGGGAGGATGGTCTGGTTGGTGGGCGTGTAGTGATGTGGCACAAAGCTGATCTTGCATATAAAGCCCGAAACGGCGGGAAGGAAAAAGTCGAGATCCTCGGGGCCGCTATCGCCAAGCGTTACGAGACCTACGGCATTCTCTGCAAAGCGAAAGACCCCGACGCTGAGCCGCGGGAGCGGGCATCATACGACGATCAAAGTCTGCTGGTTCTGCGAATTGTGGATGAACCTGATGGCCTAATTGCGTACGTTACTGGTGAAACGACCGCGGAGGCCATTCGAATGGGGCAAGGTCTCAATCGTGTCGTGCCTGTTCAGTATGCGGTCGATGACCTCGCAGTCGATCCAGTTGGACATATCCAGGTCGACCGAGCATCCCACGTGCGCAACGACTTCAAGCGCGATCCTGCGATACGGGCCCGGGTCCTTGAATTAGCTAACGGCCGCTGCGAACACTGCGGCAAGGAAGGCTTTCTGACGGCAGGCGGTGGGCGCTATCTGGAAGCGCATCATGTCATTGCTCTGGCTGACCAAGGTCATGACACGGTTGAAAATGTGATTGCACTTTGCTCGGAACATCATCGGGAAGCCCATTATGGTGTGGAGGCGGAACAACTTGAGGCTGCGTTTCTGCAGAAAATTGCCGATAGGAGGATTGGTCCGAGCAGGGCCAAGCCCAGTTGAGCCCAGGTGAGTGGAAGGTTGCTTGCTGGTATGGAGCGAGTCTGTTGCGAGTGTCTGCTATCGAGACGTCCAAACGGACGCTCACGTTGATCTCGGCTCTTGGGGACACGTTGTGCAAGCAACCGAAAACTTGATCTGACGTTGATTACGTGCGCAAATCGAGACCTGGTCTGCCAGTCAGCGTCAGATCAGGACTGAGATTGCTTCGTCGTCGCTTCGTCAAGGGCCGTGGTCGACCCTGAACGGCCCTTCAGATTCATCCAAAGCGACCAATCGTTGTGAGCTGCGGCGGGATTTTGTAGCCACGCTCGATGAGTACTTGGCCTTGGCGCGACTGCGGAATCATTCCCGATTAAATCGCTTCTCGCGCAGCGTGCCGTTGGAACTTTCAACGGAGTCGTTCTGCCAAGGGCGGCAAGAACGGACACAGCGTGTACGATTTGGTCTTCAAGAAAACCATCCAGGGAGAGTGGAATGAATCCGGAACAGGCCCGAGCCGAAGAAACCCAGGCGATGGAGCGCATGGTGGCCGCCACGCTGCGTGTGCAAAGTACGTTCGCCTCGATGCAGAAGCAATTTCCGCCGCAAGGCAGCGGCGAGCCTTCGCCGTTCGCGCTGCAAACCTTCGATGCCGCCCTGCAGGAACTTGAAGACGCACAGGCCGCGTTCGATGCGCTGCTGAACGATCTGATCGACGGTAACCGCTAAGGGCTACGCCCTTATCTGCACCGATTGTCGACGATCAAAAATGCTGTGTCGAACGGCCGTTTGTGGCCGAACTGAGTCAGACGATCTGACGCTGTCTGTGGGGTCTAGTCAAACCTCGTACAGACTATGGGAACTGGTCTAGACGTCCGTCAGCGTCAATTCTCGGGAGCGTCAGGCCACACTGGCCACGGTTGGAGTGTTTCGGCCGTGTATCCGCGGCGCTTCAGCTCGATCGTGAAGTCGCTGAACGTTTCAAAAATGTGAGAGTCGCAGGGGACCGAGGTTTTCTCCACCTTGACGTCGCCGTCTTCATACAGCGCGCGCGGATCCAGAGAATCGCCCGGATCAAAATGCTCGACCACCAACAGCGGCAGCCGCACGTCGGGCTTCAGGTGCGACGCTCGCATCAGGATCGTCACGGTGACGATCTCGTGGTGCTCTGGGATGGCCTTCGCTTGCAATTGCAGATAGGCGCCGAGCGACCCCATATCCTTTCGATCGTGAGCGGCCGCGATGCCGATCCAGTCGTCGTCTTCCGAATCGCGGATTTCGTCCATGATCGTGCCCATGGTGACCTCCCTCACTGATGCCACAGCCGCGTCATATCATCCCGGCGCGCGCCCGTTCCTTTCGGAGAAGGTGGCGCAGCACCTGAAGTTGCCCATTTGCGCCTCCAAGCTCCCCGCGATCCGTAACGTTCTTGTCGACGTAGTTGAACCAATCCTGAATCGCATCCAGAGATTTCCGGAGCGCCAGAATCTCAAGAATCAACCAACGTACCTTGAGGTCGGTGTACTCGCGCCATAACGCGCGAAGCTCGGCGTCACTGGGAGCATCAAACTCGGGCATCCTGGGTTTGAGTTTGACGCGCCGATCTCTGAGGGGTACACGATTGCGATCGATCCGCGTGCTCTCTATAGGCCTCGTCTGTGGCTCCAGGATCGGGTCGTAGACTGCCTCGATCCACCATTCCAGCTCATGTTCCGTTAGTTCCGTAGGCGTACGCGTCCACTCCTTCTCCGCAGGAAACCGGTACTCCCATATGTAAGCCCATTCCGGTTTGATCACGGCGGCACCACTGTATAAAAACACAGTGTACCGCGCGGTAAGATGGAATCGTCAAGGCGAAAAATTGGGGACGGCGATGTGCACCAACTACGTGGCGCCGGGTGAGGATCCAGGTCTGAACGAGTTGAAGATCAACAATTTTCGCGACCTGTACCGATGGACGCCGTGGAAACCCGAAATTTACCAGGACTATGACGCGCCGATCGTCGCAAACGTCGAGGGGCAATTCAAGCCGGTGATCGCGGGCTTCGGCTTCTGGCCGCGTGCGTTGCAGAAAGCCAACATCGAGAAGGCGAAGGCGCAGGGGCGGAAGCCGCCGCCCATGCGCCACACGATGAACGTGCGCGACGACAACCTTGGACAGTCGCTGCTGTACGGGCCGGCGTGGCGGGCTGGGCGGCGGTGCCTGATACCGGCAGCGTGGATTTATGAACCGAACTGGGAGACCGGCAAGCATGTCCGCTTCCGGATTGGGCTGGCCGGCTGGCGTCCGTTGTGTGTCGCCGGCATCTGGCGAACGCTGCTGTATGAAGATGGCACCGAGCAGCGCACCATGGCGATGATCACCGTGAACGCCGACGAGCATCCGATCATGAAGCGCATGCACCGACCCGGCGACGAGAAGCGATCGGTCGTGATCCTGCGTCCGGACGACTGGGAGGAATGGCTCAAGACGCCGAATGTCGAGGCTGCGCGCGCGATGCTGCAGTTATACCCGGCAGATGATATGGCGGCAGAGCCGGCGAAATGACAGGAGCAGGCGGGAAATGTTACTTCGGATACATTCGTGCTATGATCCCGCAGACATATTCCCTTGACGGAATGCGCTTCCGGCACCTACCATCAAATGACCACAGAGGTTGAGTTCACCGATGAGTTTGAGACGTGGTGGCTCGGCCTTAGTGAGGACGAGCAAGTGTCCGTGGACGCCCACGTAAAGCTTTTGGAGCAACAGGGTACCAGTCTCAAATTCCCGTATTGCTCTGGGATTGCCAGATCGAGACACGGGCACATGCGAGAACTGCGAGTTCAACATCAGGGACGCCCACTTCGCATCTTGTATGCATTCGATCCACGACGAGCGGCAATTTTGCTGATTGGCGGTGACAAGACCGGCCAAGATGATTGGTACGATAAATTTGTACCGGTGGCCGACAAACTGTACGACATCCACTTGGCTGAGATCGCCCCTGAAATGAAACAAGGACGTAGGAAACATGGCTCGTAAATTTGACGAATTGCGCGCCAAGATGTCACCCGCTGCAAGGGCGCGCGCTGACGAACTTGCGGGTGAGATGCTGCGCGAGATCCGGCTTGCGGAGGCTCGGCAGCTAGTCGGTCTTTCTCAGAAGGATGTTGCGGCCGCGTTGAAAGTTAATCAGCCGGCGGTCGCAAAGCTCGAGAAGCGTGGAGACATGCTTCTCTCAACTGTTCGAGAGTACGTTGCAGCACTAGGCGGAGCGTTACGGCTTGTCGCGCACTTTCCGCAATCGATGGGTGAATCGAAACCGTGGGTTGAGATAGTGCTCGCTGGGCACCAAAGCGTCGGGGCCTCAGAGGCGTTGACCACGTGCCTGCTGCGTTCGCAATGGCTTGATTCGTACGAGCGCCTAAATGGTCGCCAGATGGTCAATATCATTATTGACCGGCCGGAAGCGAAGTTCGCTCGCCGCGGACTGGGCATAGTTCGTGGGACGGCTACAAATTCAAGGTGGTCGGCTTCGGCCGCCCCTTCGAACTTTCGCTCAAACGTGTATATGCAACCTGCTAGTCCCGAGCAGACATGTAACGCATAACTGCAATACTTGAGGACAATTCATGACGCGTAAAGTAGAAGTTCGCATGCCTGCTGCCTCCTTTGATTTGCTGGTCCCAGAAACTGTGGCGGAGACTTATGTGGATGGAATTTCCAACGTCTCGATGGGATATCCGTTAAGTAAGGTCATGCTCCATACCATCAGGCCGCCAGAAGTGCAGGGGCAGCCAGCGATCGAAGTCCGAGAAGCGGTGGTTCGCTTGGTCATTCCTACCGGCAACCTTCTCGAATTCGCATTCAACATACTGAAGGGCGCGGCAGAATCGAAAGCAGCCCTCGCTTCGGGTGCCAGCACAGTGTCTGCTCAATTTCAGGCCTTCTTAGATCAATTCCCGGAATTCAAGACGGTGCTCGATGAGGCTAACCAACCGGACGAAAAGGGCTAG